CATAGACTTTCATGTGTGCCATACATCTCGTAGTTTAGTGGTTTCATTATAATTCTGTAAACAATTCACAAGGTAATCGGCTATAATAAAATCTGGGGTATTACACTCACCGTCAATACTCAAGCGATTAACCAGCTCTCGCACTTGTGTTCTAAACTTTTCAATGTTGCGTATCTGTTCATTTCTAGAAACTTTCATAGATATACCTCACGAATGTAATCCCATACGATGATATTCATTGCAGCACTGACATTGAATGAACGCAACACACCACGCTGGGGAATGCTGACTTTATTAAAAAATTTATTTGAAATATATTCAGGGATGCCATGTGACTCGCTCCCAAATAAAAACAATGGGGTATACTTTTCGTGTGGATAGATACCTACATCATACCAGCTAAATTTTCCTAGTTCATGTCCGCCGTGTTCACACAAGACAATATCATGCGTAGTATCGTGAAGATTGCATAATGCGCCGAAAATATCTTCGTCTGCGTGAATCGGGTCATCATATACAAACTGATGAATGTTAATATAATTCTCCGCGCCTACTGTGCTTCTCTTGTCAAACTTCTTGCGACCAAAGATATAAAAGTTTTCGGCTCCCAACAAACACGCCGAACGGATCATCATTCCAATATTCAAGTCACCTGCGATATTGATACATCCTACAGAAAATGCACGTTGTCCTAATCCACAAATTGTTTGATTTTCTTCTACTGTATTGTTCTTATATTCATCACGGACGTTGTAATGGTTGCTCACGGTATCTTTAATAATACGCGAATAATTCACCATAGGGTTTTCCATAACAAAACTCCCATATTGAGTATACTGTAATATAACACAATATGGGAGAAAAGTCAAGTGGGAGTATTATTACTTATTAATTCCCACTGAACACAATTCTTTATTGTTTCTGAAATTACACCAACGACATGCTTCCTTAGAGGGCTTAGGAGACTGAGTTATAATGTAATTACCCTCATCGTCAAATGCCTTATTAATGAATTCATGTAATGCCGTCCAACTCTTATTGACAGACGGTGTGCCATTAGACGGTTCAAACTTACTCACGCGAGGAATGGTAAACTGGCTATTCTCCATCACGGTACGCTTGAGAATAATAAACTCTACGGAGATATTCTTCTCATCAATTCCCAACTGCTGTGCGAAGAACCGCTTGTACAACAACAATTGACTGAGCTTCTTCGGATCACTCTTCTCTGACTGTGACCAACCTGCACGGGAAGTCTTGAGATCATATAACACATACCGATTTGTTGCCGTATTATGCGTTACAATGTCAATAAATCCCACATAGTTTACACCAGGCTTTACTTCTGCTTTCAACTCATATTCAATACCAAACAGTTTCGTATTTGCGGTAGGAAAGAGTTTCTTATAATTCTGCTGGACATAGGTAAGAATCTGACACCCCTGCTCGTAATATTGCATAAGGGTTTTCTTATCACTGAGGAATGTCTTCTCTCCATTCTCATTCAGTACCGTCTTTTCCTTAAACAAGTCCAGCAACGTATCCTTGAACGTATCATGGAGGTAGACAGTCTTTGCCACGGACTCGCTCTTATTATATAGCGTGTCAAGCCAATCTTGAATCACTTCATGAATAGCCGTGCCGAAGATGGTATTGATGCTTGTATCATCAATCTTATGTCCATCAACATACTTGAGCTTCCATGCCTGCGGACAGTTTGCCCATAACGTATATTGACTGTAACTGATTTTATTCATATTAGAAATCCAAGAGCTTCTTAAAGGTAGTTTCTTCACGCTTGTTGTAACTATCAACCGTCATCGTGTGTTGTGTGTGCTTGAGAATTAGTCGAGCCACTTCAAGAGCAACGTCAATGTCGTCCACCCGAAACTGCATCGGACCAGTATCTTCCAACTCTATCAATATACTCATCTTGCCCGTAAACTTCAAGGCAAATTCTTTTAATGGTTCTGTCTTTTTCTTTGGCATAATTAAAAGGGTTGAATTGCTTTACGACCAGTAGCGTGTTCATCACACAAGGTACGATACCACCGACCTTCACGGAGTTGACCAGCGTTCCCACAATCTTCGCAAATGGTATAACTTTGCTTCTCTATCTCAATGAGGAACTTATCAAACTCGTCGTATGCAGCATCGTCGTAAAAGGCCCCAGTGTATACACGAAGACCGCCATACTTTTCTTTGACCTGTACGATCTTTGTATCAATCTTCAGTTCATCGCGTTTGTCAAAGATGGCGTCAATCAGTGTAGACCATCCTTTACCAACACTGTCTTTGGCAAGTTCACGGTCATAACCACCATCTTCATAAACGACAAAGCCAGGGGCACGAATTTCTTTTTTAATCATCGGATACTCTCGTCAGTCTTGGGCTTTAAGTTAGCAACGTATCGTTCGACGGGAGCCTGAACCATCTCTAGCATATAGACTACCAACTTGAAAAATCCCATTGCCACAACGACCGGCCAGAAGAACCAATAAAAGATTGCCGGATCATACTTATCCATCCAACCAAACTTGGCACATACGGTCATAAAGAAAAAACCAAACGTGAGATATGTTATCAAAAGGATTGATGTGGTCATAGTCAATGTCTCCTAATTAATGGGATATATTGTAATATAACACTTATTCTACCGAAAGTCAAGGGGTCTATTAAATAATATTTTTAACCTAAAAAATGATATTTATAAAAGGATCCTTTTCTGAGGAAGATATGTCACAACACAAAATTGTAAAAATCCCCGATTGGGTGTTACCGGAAGCAGAATCGTATATCAATGAAGTTGGAAAAGATGGGTGGGAATTAACACATATTTATAATCAACATGCCTATCTAAAGTCTACTGCGGCAGGTACGATTATCAGTGGATCGTTGAACGCCTCCGTTGATGCATTTGGTCGCCAACGTATGTCAGAACCATTTACGTTAGGTGATTACAAACACATTTATGGCATTGAAGATCAATTATTTATTAATAGAACCACAGGTGATGGAGCAATTGGTAATATTATCAATCATTCCTCAACCATTTTATCCGTAACATCTAGTGGAGCATCTGCTATACATCAAAGTAAAATGTATCATCACTACATGCCAGGAAAAAGTCAAGTCACTCTTGCCAGTTTTGTATTAGGAACCGCAGTTAGTGGGTCTACCAAGCGGATTGGATACTTTGATGACTATAACGGTATTTTTTTGGAACAAGACGCAACGGGAAGTTTACAATTTGTTATTCGTTCTGCAACCAGTGGAACGGGGTCAATCACGGAACAACGTGTCAAGCAAACAAATTGGAATGTTAATACGTTATTGAATGGCGACTTTACTCTTGATATCAGTAAAACACAATTGTTCTACATAGACTTCCAATGGTTGGCAGTTGGGCGTGTTCGTTGTGGGTTCATACATAAAGGGATTACGGTCATCTGTCACGTATTTGATCATACAAATATTTTAGATGTTCCCTATATGCAGAACCCCAATCTTCCAGTGCGATGTGAAATTAGAAATTCAGTATCGGCACCGTCTAGTATGGAACAGATTTGTTCAACGGTGATGAGTGAAGGCGGGTATGCAGAATCTGGAAAGGCGTATTCTATATCTAATGAAACCTTCCGTGTTCTTACTAGTGGGTCTACGTTACCTGTTCTTGCCATTCGGTTGAAGAATAATGTGAATGGGATGCCAAATCGTGCATTCGTTCGTATTCAAGATTCGTCGGTATTCACGGATCAACAAAGTGTGCGATACGTACTTACCAAGCTACCCAGTGGGTCTATGTTAACCACTGCAAGTGCATGGGTATCAATAGATAGTGAATCAGTAGTAGAATATAATGCCAGTGCCACCGCTTATTCTGACGGTAAAGTATTACTCACAGGATTTGTTGGGGCAAACTCTTTAAATATTAATCAAGCCAATCCATTAGTGCAAACTCATGCAGGGGTAACTAATAAACAAAACTTTATTGCACAAAACTATAATTCTACCGATAGTGAAATCTATGTGTTGGTTGCAAAAAACATGACAGCAAACTCCACGAATATCGGCGCAACGATGTTGTGGTCAGAAATTTATTAATCTTCACCGAGTATCGTTTATGCCATTCAAATATTATATCGCACAAATGCCTTCCGGCTCTATGAACAAAACATGGTTAGACCTCGTAGGATCTAATACGTCACATGCACTAACAGGTGCACCAAGTGGAAGTTGGAACCTCGTCAACGTGGTTCCTATGGGTCCGTTAAACGAAAATGGTGGCGGATCTGTTATGTGTTACTTTGTGTCTGGATCCTATTAAGTAGTTCGTCTTCTAATTCACGAACTTTATTGTGGATATTTTCTATATTAGTAGGATTCTCTACGTGATCATATAACACGAGATGATCTTTACTGACTGAAATGTGAAAGGAATTTGGTGCGTCTTGTATGATGCCATACCAAGTTCCTTTTTCAGTTTTACTGATTTCCTTTCCCATATGCATTAGTCAGCCGTGTACGAATTGACGGATGGCAATCCACTATATTCACAATCTATTTTCTTTACATGTTCCCGCATCATACGTGCCAACATCCAGCGTGTCTTGTCTTGTTCCCATTCACCCGTGAGTTCTGGGTACCATTCATAAAACATCCCCGAATGGCGTTCCGTCATGTAAGTAAACTTTTGCTCATCAATAACAGATTGCTTTTTTTCTAACGGCGGGACTCGTGTACCGAAGGCTCGTTCCCAATTAGATGCGAATGTTTCTTGATCAACACTAATTGGTCTAGGGGTATCGCCTTTTCCATTACTCATAACTACTCCTATATCCGAAACATGATGCCGGGGGTTTTAAACATAATTTTTAAATCAGTTAATACGGACTGTGTTTTAATATATTCTTGGTCCACTGCTAATTTTGCACGAACATCACTAATTCTTTTATCAGAAGGAAGTTGGATCTGTGCGAGTCCCGTAATTCCTGGTAGAGTATCATGTCGTTGATCGTATCCTTCCAACGTAGTACTTAAATACTCCGCAGTTCGTGGTTGTTCTGGACGGGGGCCTACAACATTCATGTGACCCAACAATACGTTAATAAACTGTGGAAGTTCATCTAATCGTGTCTTTCGTAGTAACCCACCAATCGGTGTAATTCGTGGGTCAGATGGTATCGCCCAAAATTCACCCGTCTTTCTCAATCTAACATCAACATGTGGGCCATCTGCATATAATCCATCATACATACTTCTGAACTTGTAGATACGAAAGATACGTCCCTTGTACCCAACACGTTCTTGGATATACAGGATGGGTCCAGGCGATGTTACTTTAACGCAGATGGCAATAATCACCATAGGAATTAAAAACAATAGTATTAATACACACGCCACGATAATGTTAAATGCCCGTCTCATAATAACTCCTTAATAGTAATCTACAACTACTCCGGCTTCCCGAAACATAATCACACTTCGTTCAGCATGTTCACTCCATTTACTACTCATTGCATCATCGTCGTCTTCTATGATAATTCGTCGGATCCCAGCGTTAATAATCCCACGAGCGCAATCAGCACAAGGCATTCCACAAGTAAGATACATTGTGCAATCTTTCGTAGACACCCCAATACGAGCTGCGTTATAAATTGCATTACGTTCTGCGTGTTCAAACCAATAATACTTTTCAGGTCGTTCTTGTCGTGCGTCAACACCATCATGTATACCTCGTGGGAAGGAATTATATCCCGTGGATACAATTTCGTTATCTTTGCCAACGATTACCGCTCCAATCTTGGTGTACTTATCTTTTGATTTCAGTTTGACTTGTTGTACGATATTGCGAAAATAATCTTTCCAGTTCATAATATTAGTTTGCTAATGAAACTCCCAATGAAATCATTCGTCCCACGTTATATCCTTCACGTTCCAAGTTCCCCTGCATGAACCGATAGCGTGCGTCAAGTATATTACGAACATCCATCTTCAAGTTTGCCCGTTGAGTGATCGGTGCTTTGATTGTAACATCTACCATATGACGGGCCTTCTCCACAATGTTTGGAAGTGGAAGAACACCGGCGGCAAATATTCTGTCACCTACCGTGTTATACAATATGGTTGCATTGGTGCGTCCACTCAACGATGAATAGGTGACCCCCATGTTTACCACATACGGTGCTTGACCAACTAATGCCCGTTTACTATCCGTGACCGTTAATCCTCTGGTCGTATCTAATTGCACCGTGGAACTCATCACCGTAATATTACTAAAGACGGTGAGGAAAGTCAAGACCTGCTTTCGTCCTTCTAATTCAATACCAATATTATCAGCCATTAATGCGTTCTGGAAATTGGCTTGATAGGCGCCAGAGGTTGCTTGTTCTACTCGTTCAATCGGATCAATAAATTGTTTGGCAAATAATCCAATACTGAAGATTTCATTTGGGTTCGGAAAGTGTTCATATCGGACATCTATATTATTAATTAATCCCCGACGCAATTTATTATTGCCCGTCACACTTACTCCACCCAACACATCACGGAACGTCACGGGTGCCAACTCACGATATTCTGGACGAGTGACGGTACGAGACACCGCAAACCGTAGATTGGTATTATCTGTAAATCGTGTATTGAGCAGAAGTGCTGGTAACACATCAAAGTTGCGTAGATTGGATTCCACCGTAAATCCACCTTGTGTTGATGTATTCACATTGATGTCTGCATATTCTGCCCGTCCACCCACAATCATTTTGATATGGTCTGCGAACTGCCATTCCGTCATGACATATCCTGCCGTATTCACATCCGTTGCCGTATATGATCCTGCTTGACCAATCGGTTGGACATTGATGGTGTTACACGTTGGACATGCTTGATCCTTACCAAAGATAACGTCGGCAGGTTGTGTGGTAACTGTTTGGTTTGCACGAGTGATGAATGCGTAAATCGGTGCTTGGGTATTTCGTTCTGTATTTCGGTAATAGGTTCCCACCTTTACATTATGTTTATTATTAATGGTCAGTGTGTGATCCAATTGCCCCACGAGATTTTCTTCGTTTAAATCAAAATACAACCGACGAGCCCCATCTAATGAACCCAACAAGGAATATCCAATTTCTGGATTCCGTGCATACACGACATCAGAGCGGTCAGGTTCACGACGGGACGTATGTGCAGTTGTCAATGACCATGACGTTTTATTATTGGTAGAGAGTTGATGATCCCCTTGCCCCGTGATAGAGACAACACCACGCTCGACATATCGTAAGGTGGTACGACGAATACTGTCCGCAAGGTTTTCATCATATCCCGCATCCACACGGGCTTCATTGTCGGCGTTTCTCGTAAAGGTACTGTTCAATGATACACGGGACATTTGCCCAATCATCGTGGAGAGATTTGCGATACCACCCCATTGTACACCCACTCGGGCTGTTTGTCCATTCAAGGATGTTAAGGGAACCACGGTATTATTTGGTCCTTGATTACCTACGGCAAACTGTTCGTTACTTCTTACTTCTTCACTGTATCCATAGTTTCCACTGAACACATATCCCACATTCTTTCCCAATACTTTATTGCCACCCGCCGACATACCCAACGAACTATTCCCACGACCACTACGATACTGTGGTGCCCAGACATTCCGTTGAGAACGAATGATGTTATTCATCTGTTCTTGCGTGACAGATCCCAAGAAGTTTGCCGTTGCTAAATCCGTAGGCATGTTTCGTGATGCACCTGCCACTGCAATCAACTCACCACCGGCGCGAGGAGCAAAGGGTAATGTATTACTGATAACCCGACTGTTTGCCCCAACACTCATGGAATAGTTTACTTGCTTTCGTGCGGGAAACTCTTTCGTCTTAATGTTCACCGTGGCACCAGCAAAGTCGCCGGGTTGGTCTGGAGTAAAGGTCTTACTGGTACTGACTTCTTGCAACAAACTAGACGGGAATAAATCCAGTGGAACCACCTTTCGTTCGGGTTCTGGACTTGGGAGACGAACACCATTCAAGTTTGCTGTGGTGTATCGTTCACTCAACCCACGTACTTGTAGGTACTTGCCATCTTGTACCGTGACACCACTAATACGTTGTGCCGCTTGTGCTGCATCTCCGTCTGGTGAACGAGAGATTTGTTCTGCGGTAACTGCGTTCGTCACATTGGTAGCATTCTTCTGTGCATTCAAGGCGGAATTGATACTACCGTTTTCTTTTACTGCTGTGACACTCACGGTGGAGAGTTGCACGTTGGCTACTTTCATTACGATGTCTTGTTCTACCACACCATTTGCAGGAACAATAATACCCGTAATCGTCTTTGGCGTATATCCAATACGACGGACTTGAATAGTAGTCGTACCAGCAACCGTTTGTAACCGATATCGTCCATCCACCCCAGACATCACGCCTGTAGTGGTTCCGACGACTTGAATACCGACACTTGTCAATCCTTGACCAGTTGCTTCATCAAGTACTCTACCAACAATTTGTCCCGTTTGGGCAAATACCGACGAAAACGGGACAAACAACGCCAACAAAATTTTTCTCATACAATTGTTCTCAATAAGGGTCAGACTATAAATATCACAATTTAGCCTTCTTCAAGGTTTTACTATCTATACCATAATTCTTACACAACATAATCAACGCATCTTTATTATGTGTGTAGTAAATTTCCAAATACTGGATTGCTTCTACTTTAGATACGCTAAAATGTTTTGCTACAAGGTCTACCAACCACGATTCATACTTTTCATCTTTACTACCTTTAATATATTTGTTATACTGCTTCCCTTTCGGGAGCATACTTGTCAGAAACAAATAATGCGCCCGATCAGGAATAGCAGAATATTTTTGTACTGCATTAACGACTTGTGCATAGTTGACGTTCATAGAAAGAAACCGATGCATCATATAACGAGAATTCTTATATTTCTTTTTCTCCGCATCATTTAGATTATCAAAGAAATCAGTAGATTGATCAGTGGTGATCCCACTCAAAAAATCAAATAGTTCTTTTCCTTTATTTGTTTCTTCGGTTTGTACTTTCTTTTTAGGCATTATCGTAGCATCTTTACTTGGTCAACTAAATTATATTCCTTTGCTTCATCGGCACTCAACCAGACATCTTGCGGAGGAAGTAACTTTTCACGAATCATTTTCTCACTCAACTTGGTACACTTCTTATAATGAGCAATCATACGTTTCGTTGTCAAGTCAAACTGTTTCTGACTTGCCACCAGTTCATGTTCCTTTCCAAAAGTACCTGCTGACCACTGGTGAGACAGGATACTGGTGTTCGGAGTAATGATACGACTCCCAGGCTCTCCGGCAATAAAGGTCATCAATCCAGCACTGGCGATCATACCCAATCCAATCGTATGAATAGGAATCTTACTTCCTCGCATTACATCAATCAAGGCAAATGCGGAAAATAAATCTCCACCATAGCTGGTAATCATTAACGTCAGACTTTCAAACCGATTGGTTGTTTGGAAGTTGTTATCCAAAATCCACGTGATAACATCCTTTGTCGTGTTTGGAGAAAACTCGTTACAGAAATAGTAGACACCGTGATCAGACAAGGTAGACGGACGATAGTCCTGAATCAAATATCCTTGTAGATCTTGGTTGTTATTATTTGTCTGTAACATCTTATGACTCAAGCTTCAGACGCGTCTGTGCAGTTTCTTCCTGAGTTGGTTCCGCAACCTTGATTGGCAGGAACTGCTTATTAATAAATCCACATGCGTTACATGAGAACGTAGGAATTGGAACGATTGCTTCCTTACCAGTGGGGGAAACGAGAGCTGATACTCTCTTCATCAATACGACCTCTTGGAACGTATAGTTTCCACAATTCTCGCACGTAACATCCTGTGCGTTAGAAAGGTCAATATTCATTGGTTGCTGTTGTTTTGCCATAACTTTCTCCGTTAACTAATTAAAATTGTATACAACGTTGCTACGAAATTAATTTCTCTGTCTGGCACCTGTCCGTCACGGAACTGTCCTTCGGCAATAGCGATAACGGATTGTGGAATCTTATTCGGTGCGTACGTCTCCACATGTTCATATAGTAGCTGGTATAGTTCAGTATAGTCTTGAATCTGTGCGTCCGCTACAATCTTTCGTACTTCGGTAATCTTATCCTTCATTGGCAAGTTGTTGGTCAGTACATCAACGATCTTGAGCTTAATATCCTGACCAATCAACTCATCAATACTTATCTGGAGTTTACCGTTTTGTGTTTGAAGTTGTGCGGTATTAATAATCTTTCTAATGTCTGGATAATACGCATTGACAATCTGTGCAATCGTCTTCGTATCATATTCGACATTCTCGTTCTTTAGGATATCCGCCAACTTCTTTGCTGCATCCTTCTTACTAGGTGGAGTCAGTTTGTATACCTGCGTACGACTCACCAGTGGATCAATAATCCGTTCTACATAATTCGCAGTGAGAATGAATCGTGTGGATGCAGAATACGCCTCCATGAGATTACGGAGTGCAGGTTGTGCTTCTCGTCCCAAGAAGTCAGCCTCATCCAATACCACAATCTTCAGTGGCTTGAATCCAATCGTTGCCGCAAAGCCTTTGATCTTATCACGAACCGTGTCAATCCCTCGTTCATCGGACGCATTGATAAACATGTAATCGCAATCAATATTCTTGACCAGAATCTTTGCCGCAGTCGTCTTACCCGTTCCAGCGGTTCCGTAGAACAATAGATGGGGAATGTCTTGTGTGGTAATATACTGTTCAATCTTCGCACGAACCGTATCGTTCCCTACATATCCTTCCAACGTACTCGGGCGATATTTTTCTACCCACAGTGTATGTTCACTCATACCTTTCTCCATAACCAAATTGGTTCACAGAACGTTTTATTAACTGAATTGTTTGCTCTAGACATTGCATCATCCGTCCATTCGTTTGGTGCACTTCCTTCAAACACCATCCCTGCTCCTGCGCTGTTCGGACGTTTTGCCATCTCCATTCCAACCGCACCCATATATTCCATACCTAATGATTTTAAATGATCATTCATGGGATTGGTAATTTCTAGCCATCGTTTCTGACCTTTGCCAGACGTAGAGAATACATCGGAGATGTTAATTGCCACTATACCATGTAATTTAACACTGGGATAGATATTAGTCAAGACCTTGTGGAGAAACTGTTCACTCCACATTTCTACTTCTTTATATCGTTTAAAACTCTGCGTATCGTCTTGACTATAATGTTCTACATTGAAATATGGCGGCGAAGTAAATACCATATCAAAATGATTTATATATGGTTTAAAATCAAATTCTTCCGCAGGACTTATATGAAATTCACTTTCTTTATCGTTCTCAAAGAATGTTGTATGGGTATTATAAAACTTTCGTTGAGCATTATAAATTGGATGATTATCTGATTTTGGATCCAACCCTACATAATGTTCGGTAGTATTTCCTGCATAGAATCCTGCGAGACGATCTCCCCATCCCATAGAAAAGTCCAATACATTCTTTGACTCAAACTTATCATATAACGCCTTTGCGGTACTTGGACGGAACTGAGAACATGTGTACTTTCGTAGATGTAGGCACCCACGCAATGTTCCTTTATCAATCTTGGGAACCTTTAATGTGAACAATGATCCCATCAAGGTAATCATAGTGCTCTTCGTACGCCACGTCTTAGCGGGTCCAGGCGACCGATTAGAGTTTGCTTCCCATCGGTTCTGTTGTTGGAAGTAGTTGGACGCAGAATTCCCCGTGGTAGACTTGGAAAAATAATAGGGACTTAATTCATAACGGGAATTCGTAGACCTATAAAACCATTCACCAGAAGTGTACAGTTTATCCCAACGAACTGCTTTTAAATTGTTATAAGCAACATACGCATCTTCTTCCGTAATATCATTATACGGAATAGGATAGGTCATACATACCGTTGCCATACTTTCTTTGATGTCGTCTATACTAAATGTTTGTTTAATATATTCCCATTCCCCCGCACCTATTTCTAGGTACGGAGTCATGTTGAGGAATTTATCAAAGTATGGTTGATACATTATTATTTAGAATTAAATTTTGTTTATAGTCACTAAAGAATTTACGTGCGGGTTTTAGTCGCCATTTTTTTTGAGACAAGGGCTCTTCTTTAATATTAAATCTACCAGGCCACAGTGTAACAAACTCTTGCAACATGGGCTTTAAAATGTTATCAGAATAATGTGTATTGGTATTTCCACCCGCTTGTTTGCCTGGTGGCGGAGAGTGTGTCATGATGTGGTCAAATGCAAGTGTACAATATCCCTTTTCCAGTGAAAGTAATGTGTAGTGCCAATCCTCTACTCCACCGTATGCCCAATCAATATCAAATGAATTATTTACCAATACACATTGACACGTTAGTTTATTTTTTTGTACGGCATTACTTCTGGAAAATGCAAACGTATCTGAATTTATTCCACTGACTGCCACGTTAGTGAACATATCCGTGCAATATTCTACGATGGATACCGCAAATATTGCATTTACTTTTTCATTCTTATCTACATTTTTTTTTCTAAATTTAAATACTTCTATATCATCATCTACTTGCCAATGATATTCTTCGCCGATAGTTCGTGAATATTGTTTAATAAAGTTTCTAGCGTATGCAAGACCTTGATTATTTTTATCCAAACGAACCACACGTTCGGACGAATGTATCAAACAATATTCATCATAGTCCTGTGGTTCAACTACCAGTTTATAGTTCAATCCACTTAACGTACGAGTTGCCTTATTGGTACGTGCTCTACCTTTAGACGGGATATAAATTGTATATTTGTTGTTTTCCGACATAGGCATTGTACGTTCCATATATCCATATACCATTTCGTTTAGGTCGTCTATTGTAAACGGCTTGGATTCATCGGTAAATGAATATATGTTCATCATGGACTTTGCGGTTTAACTAGTCTCATGTTGTATTCATTAATCAACGGTTCTTTGGAAATACCGTCTTTCAATACCAAGTCTTGCTTAAAGATTTTGGTATACGCAATGTGGTGATGTGGACGACCATCCACATGTTTATCGTGTGTTAACTTCACGATCTTACCCCAGTTCTCTTTCAGTTCATCAAACTTCTTTTTATATCCAGAGTAGACACCACCTTCATAAATGGTATCGGTATTACCGCCACGCATGGTTCCCGTAGTTTGCTTTCCACTCAATAACGTATTGAAGTTCACCGTACACAGATCACCTGTGGACAGTACACGAAGCGATAGATCCGTATCTTCGTTATACGTTCCTCTCCACCGTTCTTCCAATCGGGTGTCGAGCAATTCATTATTAATTAAGATGCAACTATACACTCGGGTATTCTTAATAAACTGACTACGACCTGGCTCAGTTGCTGGTACGAATGAAGCGTACTGACACCCGACCAACCCCAAGTTTTCATACCGATCACTAAAGTCTTCCATGATTCTGAAGAATACACCATCACGAAGTTTCTTCTTGAGGTTATTATTCCATCGGAAGAACCAGTGGATATTGTCATCAATGACCCAGTGCTTCTTGTGTCCATTATCAACTGCATGTTGCCATACAAAGTTACGAACAGGAATACTCCCCTGCTTTCGTTTACTGAAGTTCTCTGGGAGTTTAATAATCTTCTTTACGTCTACGTTTGCGGCATAGTTATCATATTCGTCTGGTTCAACGCAAATGTGAAAATCTACGCCCATATCTTCCAGTGTATTAATCGTAAGGGTGCGTTCCCACCGTCCCTTAGTAATTACATATAACGGATACTTGGGGTGAATCTTGTGCGTATATTCATATTCATGATCGGTAAGCGGATTCTCTTCTAGTTCATAATGAATATAGCCCGTCTTGTTTTCTTTCACCCCAAGCATATTATGTAGAATATCTTTTTCTTGCTGGTTCTTCACCATGACACTAATAATATACCGTTCTCTCAGATACGGGGACCACACAAACTCTGGTAAATTAAAATAATCCTCACAGGCCAAATCATAGAAATCGTGATTTTTCCAATCATATTCATACGGAAGCGTATAATCCCAGAAGTCGCCTGGGATTATCGTCGTCTTCAGTAAGTTCTCTAATTTGTCTTTGTTACTTGTGTGTATTTTAATTATTTCCATACAAATTAATACTTGACTTGTACCAGATAGTATGTCGCAGTTGTTCCGTCAAACTCAAACGATGCCTTAGCAAGACCCTTGGAAGAAATCTCAAGTGTACCGTTGGTGACTTCCTTATTTGCCGAAAGAATTTCTCGGAGATAATTTGCGGAGAAACTAATCGGTTCCATTGCCACCGCGGTGTTGGTAGTTGCAGTAATCACGATGCGATTCGTATTAGTTGCCGCATATCCAAGAACAACGGATGCAGTGTTATCATTTCCTTCACTCATGACAGTGAACGTCTCCACCTCACTCAATGCACCCTTTGCCTTGATAAACGTATTCACAAACTTCGGATCAAGGGTAATCGTAAAATCCATCGGAGGCATCTTCTTCAAGTCTGGAACCGTGGGGATTACCGACTGATCGGCAAGAACAAAGGTCGTCTTCGTGGAGTTATCCGTAATATTAAGAGCAGTGACCTTATCACCCGTGGTCTGTGCACTGACACTCAGTTGCTCATCAAGCACACTTAGAATGGACCGAAGTTTCTTCGTATCATAAATACCAAACTCGCCCTGTGGAAAATCAATATCACTCGTACTGATTTCGCCCAAGACATTCTTATCGTCAGAGATGGAACGAACGGATAGCGCACGTCCTTCTGACTTCAGCAATACACTTTCACATGAACCACCCAAATTATACTTCGCAATAAATCTTTCAAACTTTGACTTTTCCATAACCTTTCCTTTTGTTTAATATTGTCTATCTACGTACCACATCTTGGACAACTTCCCATCAGTAAACCGTGCATAATAATCACGCCATCTACGTGCATTTCTATCTTCTGGCGTACCCTTATAGAATATAATATCACCGTGGTAGTCTGTCAAGTACTCACGATGATAACTACCTTCTATTTTTTCCATGTATCCCCCCAACCAATGGGTATTTTCTTCTACCCATTCCCACTGCCACCTTTCTTCGTATAACTCACCACGTGCAGAAATAACGTATTTAGTCATAACGTTTTCAAGTGACTTGGTTTGATACCATTCATTTGTTATTTCTGTATTACCCGGTAATATTTGTTCTACTCTAATTTCGTCGAACATGCCCATTGTTATACTCCAATAATGTATAAAGTTTACCCCAATCAAAATGATCACCGGGATCTTGCTTTCTCCCCCGAGGCGTCGCTATATCACCATGACCTAATATCGTACGTGCAGTGGAATCTTTGTCTTTGAATCTGATTTGTAATACTTTAATTAACCAAGCCAAACTCGTGTACTGCACTTCCGTGTATTCTTGTGGTGGATTATTCTGTAAGCAAATCCCAATACTATATAGATTCATTCGTAGATAACTTCTCCACAATGACGGCCCTGCGTGTGCTATTTCATACTTCGGATCTACCAGTTTAATAATTCGACCACTCCGTTCAATATAATAATGATAGGCAAGATGTCGTTTGATTAACGTTCTACGAGCAACTTCATATCCATCTCCATCATCATAATGTAATACAATAAAGTTGGTTGACGCTGTATCTCGTATTCTTTTAGCGGCTCTGGGTAGCGGTCTATCAATAACGGTGGGTTCTGCAAGTTGCAGTAACGCTATTAATATCCAGTTCATACATCAGAACGCAAACCAATCAGAGGCGTTTTGATTTACCTCCGTTGGAATGTTTCCCCAGTTTAGTGCTGTATAGAAATCATCCAACTTATTTCGTAACTCATTTTCAAACAGTGCGTTCGTATCAATATGTTCTTTGATCATCTCAATAATTTGTGGGGGATCTTGATATCCTTTAATTGCTAACGAATCAATTTGTAGATTATTGGGTTTCAGCATCACATACTTAATCTTCTCACCATCAGTAATTCGTTCATACCGATTATCAATCTTAAAATATTCCAGTAATCTATTGTATACGATTGCCGCCTTAATGTGCGCAGGTGCTCCCTTCTTAAAAGCCTTCAGTCCCGGCACATCATGTAAAGTATATTCACTGATATTATTTGCTGATGTGTTACGGGCAATATCCAAGAAGTCACGGTCATCCAATGAGTGTTTGAATTCTAAGATCTTCCGATCCACTTCAGTTTTTGGGACACTCTTCAGAATATCATCCAACATCTGTTTCATGAATTCACGGAATGCTTTTGGAAATGATGATCGTACTACATCCAATCCCTTCACGACCATCTTACTCACATCTTGATTGGTTTCCAAATCATACGTCTTGTCCAATGCGTAACGTTTCTTTGCAACCCAGAATCCAGTACTAGCAACCGATTCTCCTTTAATGAACAAACGATGATCGTTACAATTAAATGCTTTCTTAGCAAATACATTATAAAAGTTATTTAACTTATCTTCCATTTGTCGGGCAAGATCAATCGTAAACTGCTTGGGTACAACCCCATCAGTCAACAACGGTTTGGCAGATGCGTAGATAGAATCCGTATCAATATACACTACGTAATCTTTCTCGTCTCCCAACAACTTTTCATAATACTTGTTAACGACCTTTGCCGTAGACTTAATCACATCTTGTCCAGAGATCGTAACTGCGGCAGCATTGTCAACGTCATAGAAACGGAAGACGGGCAGACCCAGCACACCATACAACGAGTTCAAGAAAATCTTCTGAATATGTTGACGACGATCATAATAGTCCGCCAGTTCCTTGTTTCCTTCATTGACATACTTCTTCATGGTATTCTTGTATTCTACACGAAGATTAAACCACGTATCCAATACCTCTGGAATAATACCCTTCTTATCATTATTATATAATACACCGTTGGAACTAATAGTCAGATTATTATCCACAAGGAATCCCATGAAGGTATCATAGTCCATTTCCATTGACGTATCTATACCCTTTTCTTCCACCACATATGCAACAATTTCTTTCTTGAAGTGTTGTTCCATATTCCAGTTGCGAACATACCCCACTTTTGTTTCGGGTGAAATGTTCAAGCTCATGATAATGGATGGATACAGCGACTGTAAGTCCAGTGAATAGACCCAATCATACAGACCAGGCGTTGGATCCTTTACGAACGCTCCGATGAATCCTTCTTCCCCATCATCCAGTGCTTCCATCTTTTCCCGTGCATTTTGTGGCTTATCCGTCACAATGATTCCCTTGCGATGCAGATAGGTTACAATCGTACCTTCAAGGAATCGCGATGACATGGGATAATCTTCGTATGGCACGTGACCGATATGACAGATCCCACGAACCAACTCAATCAACTTGAGTTTCCGATCCATCTCCACAATGATCCGCACGTCCTGTAAGTTATACTCAATAAACTTATCTAGATCGTCACGGAACAATTGATCCAGTGATCCTTCATATGGAACCTTACCCATGTTCACTTCAATGCGACCAATCGTATCCAACCGATAATTGGGTTGCTGCGTATAGGTAAACTTCTTATAGAGATCCAGATAATCTAGACTAGACACACCCGCAATCTTATATCGTTCCAATCGTTCCGAATACTTGACCTTACCGATTGGACTGAGTTTATTGGCGATAGACTGACCACATACTTGTCTGATACGATTATACAGATAGGGAACGTCAAATCCATTACTATTCCATCCCGTAATAATAGTAGGTTGGATTTGTTCGTAGACAGTAATGAACGCATGTAATAGTTCTACCTCACTGGTACAGAAGATAATATCTGTTTCCTCAGTAGATTTATTTTCGTACATCGCCGTCTTATCCAACACGAGTACAATATATTTCTTAATCGTAGGATCGTATAAGGCAATAGATGTCACTTCATTATTTGGCGTATGGATGTCTGGGATTCCATTCGTCATCGACACCTCAATGTCAAAGAACAATACGATATTCCCTTCTGATGGGGAATCTTCGTTTAAATATAAATCAGTTAATACCCGTGTCTCTTTGGGTAGATCACTTTCAAATATATTGGGATGACCACGGGTAAACCTGCGAGTCTTACTCACACGAACACCCGTCATACTTAGATACTTTCCAGACGGATCTTTTACATACGCATAATTAAAATCAGACAACGGCAAAGTTACCAGACCCTTTGCGTCATCCCAAATATAAACTGTTTGTTCATCGTCTTGCTGATCAATATAAATATTTTGATACGCCATAGCACCTCAAGAGTAAATACCTACCGTAATATACAACAAAGGGACTTGAAGTTCAAGTCCCTGTGCTGCCGAATCCGTTTGCATTTCTTCCGTCACTAGACGATATTTCTTGAACTTCCTCTACTGAAAAATCCACGGTCGGAATCAATATGAGTTGTGCAATCTTTTCACCTGCGTAAATCTTATCAGCACTTTCCGTTGAGTTATATAATGCAATTTTAATCTCTCCCGTGTATCCGTTATCAATTACTCCTGCAACAACAAACAATCCTTGTTTGGTAGCAACTGATGAACGATCACGAATTAGTCCACCATATCCTTCTGGAAACTGAACAGCGATTCCTGTGGATAGTAGTTTGGTTTCTCCTGCATAAATTACAATGTCTTCTACGCAAAAGAGATCGTATCCTAAATCACCTGCATGTGCTTTTCGTGGAAGAGTTGCTTCTTCACGTAACCGTTTAACTTTCATTATATCCGTTCTCCAAATCGTTTAAATACTTCATCAATATTATCATGAATATATTTTTTCATAGTTTCTTCATCACCACCACCTGGCTTATCCGTCAACTCAATCCCTCTACAAAATCCTTTGAAGTGTGGTACGCCAGATATTTTCCATGTTTCATAACAGTAGGTCATTTGTTCTCCTGGTTCCCATGCATGAATCTTATAAAAACGAATCCTTGCATTTCTTTCCTTGAAAAATTTTGCGGCGGCTTCATAGTTAGGCAGTGTTGCTTGACATGGACCACACTTGTCCCCATAAAACATAATAATATGAATATCGTTATCGGGAACAGGTAACCCTTTAATCATGTCATTCATTGTAACTTCTGTAACCATAACAGTTCCTCACTTAAGATATCTTTTTAACTTAGATCTTATTTTTTTAACATTATCTCTTATATCACATTCCCACAAATTTATAAACCTATATCCAAGTTCTTCAAATCGTTTCTTTCTCTCTAAATCACGATTCCAGATTTCTCTTGCAGTTTTTTTCTTACCTTTATTAAAGTAATCCGGTTTATATCTTTGTGGGTTACAGTGCCAGAAATCACCATAACACTCTATAATATACTTATCACCGACCAAAAAGTCAACATTATATTTGTCAATTTCTACTTGTACTTTAAACTTGACTTTTAATTTTTTCAGTATATCAAAAACTGTTTGTTCAATCTTATTAAGCGATGTATTCTTATCGCTCATACATCAAACGTCATGTGGTTTCTCTGGCTGCATCAAATGCGGTAATATATTTTTCTTTATGATTTAATCCGACTAATCTAGCAACGATCTGATTATCTTTTTCCACAATCACCGTGGGAACATTACGAATCCCGTACAACTCTGCTGCATCTGAATCGGTATCAACGTCCACCGTTTTAAATGTAATATCGGTGAATTGTTCTTCAAACTTCTTGAACTCTGGTGCCAGCACTTTACACGGCTGACACCAGGGGGCGGTAAATCTTGTAACATTAATCATGAACCATTTCTCCAATAAATATTAAATTACTTCACATCCACCACCACCGCACGCAACTTCACCAGCCAGATTCGTATCATCGCCGATTTCTACGACTTGACTTAAATCAATTGCATGTAAGTGGGAAATTAATTCTTCGTACTTCTCCTTTGTGCAGTCTTCAAACGGAGCCTGAACATACGAGTGATCAGAATGTGGCAACACCGACAGTGCTGTAAAGTTTTCCTTGTTCGTCCACATCCATTCCCCAACGTCAACCCATTCTCCATCTTTAATAGATACGGTAACGGAGACATTGTTTTTGTTCTCACCCTTACGATGTCCTTGCTTCACCCATTCCTTCCACACCTTACTCACACGATGAAGAAGATCTAACGCACTTTCTTCACGGGTCACAGCACCTTCTGGAGCACGTTGCGGAACACTGATTACTGACTGTTGGTTGGGCTTGAAGTAATCGTCTTCCAAGAGTTCTGGATGATTGAACATCAAGTATGAATAAATACTTTCGTTCTTACCCACTCGTACACGACGGATGTAGTAATCGTTATGCCAAGCGTGAATTCCAGAAGAAGTTCCAAGAACCAGAGAAGAGGTACCTTCGGGTTTTACCGTAGTAGTACGGGCAGCCTTCTTGATGCCGATGATTTCTGCGACTCGTTCGTTTTCCGCCTTCACTACGTTCGCTGCTTCCTTCATGTCCAACTTCAGTACTGCACCAGACGCAATGCCGGTCATACTGACGCCAATCAACGCTTCTCGTTCCGTGGTCTTTTTCCATATATCTCTCAAGTAATGAAAGTTCGTGTAACTTGCTTGAAGAGTCCCGATGAAGGCGGCAGCCCGTGCGCGGGCATTCAAATCATCTTGACTATCAACATTACCCGCATTGATAGTGGTCAAGTTACAGAATTGAAAGGGACGGAGAGAGATTTCCGCGCACGGGTTTAAGCCCCAACTTGCATCATTCGTGAAAAAGAAACCAGGTTCGCCGGATCCACTAAGTTCAATCTTCTTCCACAATTCTAAGAAGACTTCCTTTTCAATCTTATGACGAACAATGACCGCACTGTTATTCGCACGGGCACGTTGTGGATTGTTTTCCCACCAGTTACCGAACTTACAGGTGAGCATATCATCATCGTCCAAATCAAACAGAGAGATCATTGCCGAACGACGAATACCACCAGACAATACTGCATCAGCAATGTAGCAAAGGATGTCATGGACTTCAATAGATGACAACTGTTCACCACTCTGCTTACGATCAAAGATCTTTTGGATGTTATGAAGTGCATCCTTGAGTGGTTCTGGACCAGGCGCCTTTCCGCCACTCGTCAACAGTAATGCACCTTTCTGACGAACATCACGGAAATCAAATAATGGAAGTGGCTTACCCTTTAAGTATGAGGCAACCAATACCTTCACTGCATCTGCCCATCCTTCAATACTATCACCGACAAGATATCGGCGTGTCTTTGATGGTTTGGTGACCTCTGGAAGTTTTTCAATATGCTGACGTTGTACTGAATATCCTACACCTGTTCCCGAAAGAAGAAGGAACATCACTTCACTAAACGCATCTGCGTGATCAATAGGTAAGAAGCAACAGTTATATAGACGTGCGTTATTAATTCCAATCGGCTTTCCTGCGAACTGTAATGAACGCATGGATGGAAGAATCTTTTTATCGTATACAAATTTATAAGCTGCTTCAATTTCATCTACTAAATGTGGAAACTTTTCCACATGCATTTGTTTATTTCTTGTTACTAACTCGTCCCACGTTTCTCTTCGTTGTTTTTCTGGTACGTACTTTGCGTACTTCATGAATGTCGTAATGTCTGACAGCAGCTTAGATTCTAACAACATCTATACTTCTCCAAATAGTTGAGGTTTGTCGGTTCTTATAAGTATATCACTCGCCGTCAGAAAAATCGTCGTGTAACTCATTAAATTTCTTTGCTAGAGTTTTCTTCAACATACTTTCCCCGGCTTGCATTTGCTTCTTCAATAGAATTCCCTTGGAGGAATTTTCATCATAAATTTCAATTTTTCCAATACTCGTATTCATAAATACTGGGAGCGTAACACCATCAGCACCGAAACGATTTTTCATTACGTGTGCTCTACCTGTATGATTTGCTTTATCTTCCAGTTTACGGGAAAGTGAAATCACCAAGTCTGCGTTCATAATCTTTTCATACGACGATGCAATCTTATCTGCTTGAATGACTTCATCTTGGATACTAGACCGTTGTGTTTGACTCGCAGTCCAGCACGGAAGTCCCATCTCACCAGAGAGTCCGCGAAGTTCCTTGTAGATTTGTCCAAGTTCTTCATGTCGTGCATCAGACCGTTCTGTAGACCTCATAAGATCTGCGTAGTCAATCAACATGATATCGGGTTTCATCTTATTCGCAATCAAGTGTTCTAAGTGTGCTTGAATGGTGTGAGTGGTGATGGCGCTAGGTGGATAGTATTTAATAACAATATCACCCATTACTCCATCAACGACACCACGAACTTGATCTGCATTATTTGGAATATTCCCAGGTTCAATTCCTGTGAAGATGGTATCAAATCGTAGACCCACATAATTTTCATTTAATTCTAATGTGTAGTACACCACACGTTTTCCTGCACGTGCCGCATTCGCACCAATCGTGGCAAGTGCCCAACTCTTACCGATACCAGACGGAGCAGCAATAACACCCAATTCGCCAGACGCAAGTCCACCACCAATCAATGTATCAATTGCATCCCATCCCGTAGGAATAACATTTCGTGTTTCACCTGCCAACCGCATTTCAATATCTTTCTTCCAATCATGACCAATGTTGCGTGGCTGACCAGACTTCAATGCAGTATCTACGAGACTCTTAATGTCTCCATATCGTCCAGCTTGAAGAAGATCAACGGACTTAATGATTGCAGACTTCAGTGCTTGATTCTTTGCGAAGTCAAGAAAACTATCTTTGATATACTGCAAGTCATCATCGTTCTTACGTTGAAACGCCGTACGTAGTTGTTCCTTCACGGCAATCTTCAATACATCATCATTTACTCTATCCAATTCAATCTTAAATACTTCAAGAGTAGGAACTGCTTTATATTGTGTGAAATAATCCATCGTCTGTTCAACAATCCATTGACCCGCATCACTTTCAAAGAATTTTGGATTGAGTACATCCAATGACTGTTGTAAGAAATCAGTTGATGATAACAAGTTAGCCAACACTTTCGCCTGAAAGGTTGGTCCATATTTTGCCAAATTGTCTACGGTCGTATCAGTTTGTGTCATGCGTAAATCTATTAAGGGGAATGAACGTCTGTGCTAACCACGAGTCGTAGTTAGGGAACGCACCTAGTAATTTAGTTCTCATCATTAACTTTGTCAAGTCATATTTTCTGAATTCAACTGTTGCATTATGAAACATATTCACCACTTTCATACGTGCATCGGTTGACATCATACCTTCGTGTAGATTCATCAGCTGAATATTTCGTTCCACAATATCACGATTATCAAGGATATTAGAAATAACTTTAGGTATCTTTTTTGTGTCACCATATTTATCTTCAATAAATTGTAAATTAATATCAATGGATGGATCAACAATTTCTGGAATATATTTCTTTAATGTTGCTTGTCCAACGCCCTTAACTCCTTCAATATTGTCGCTGTTATCACCATCAAGTGCTCTATAAAAATAGAAATGCTTCGGATGTATTCCATACTCTTCCAGAACTACATCCACATCAAATGTTTTCTTCTTGACGGGATTATACATTTTAACTGAGTCAGACACGAGTTGTAAGAAATCTTTATCAGTGGAATAAATAATACTATGTCCACCTTCCGCTGTTACTAATTGACTTAGTTGTCCAATTACATCATCTGCTTCAACATTATCTAATGCAAGAATTGTGACGGGTAAACATTCTAACATCTCAATCAGTGATACCAATTGAAACTTCATGTTTTCTTTTTCTTGTTCGTCCGTAGTTAAATCATACGCACGATTTAGACGTACTGGTGGCTTTCTATTTGCCTTATACTGTGGGTAAATCTTTCTCCGTCGTTGACTTCCACCTTTTCCATCAAATACCAACACGACACGAGTCGGCTTGAATGTACGAATCGCAAGACCAATACTTTTGAGAAATCCAATCATTCCGCCAATATGATGTCCATCTTCATTCATTGACGGAACCACTGTATAAGATCGTAAGAATGTATTAAGTCCATCGACCAACAGGACACGAGAATTATATCCCATGCCCTGTTGGTCGTTTTCAAACTTCATGTTGTGGAAAATACTTTGGAGATCAGCCATGTAGTAAAATGTTATGAGAACTGGTTGCGTTACTAATCGTGTTGGTGTTCCATGTTCCCATCAAATTTCCCCTATTAATTGTATAGGTATGTGATGGTAGATTAGAGCAATACTTTTGCATTAACGCCGTTCGCACTTCCAACTCAAACATGGGTGTAATATCATATTCATCACCATGTGTATCGGAATATGCACGCATGACTAACTGTACGATGTCTTCTAAATTATTCGTCATCGGAGGCTCCCGTAATACTAATGGCTTCTGGATCAAATTCGGTCTGATACTTCATGATGAGTGAGTCACAGATCGTTTGATAAATGACTTCCTTTCGTTCCGCATCTGCATCCAAGAACTTACTGAACTCCTTGGATTGGAATTTGGTTTCTTCGCCTGTCGTTGGATCCACATAGGTATACCACGCACCTGCTTGCTTCACCAACTTGTTTTCCTTCATGACATCCAACCACGATCCCGCATCATCAATTCCACGATTGAAATAAATTTGGAATTCCGCAGTACGATGTGGTGGACCCAAACGATTCTTGACGATGTTTGCTTTCACCTTCACACCAATCACATCACCGCCAGAATTACTAATCTTACCCATCAGATTCAAACGGAGCCGAGTAGATGCATGGAATGCAATTGCCTTACCACCCGAAGTCGTCCACGGATCACTAAACGCCATTGCGTTCATCTTCTGACGGAGTTGGTTTGTAAAGACTAGTGCGATTCGCTCTCGTCCAAGAAGTCCTGTAATCTTACGCATTGCCTTGGAGATAATGATTGCTTTATCTGTAGCATATCCGTCCTTTCCAAAATCGGCTTCCATTTCTTTCTTCGTGGAGGCAGCAGCAACAGAATCCACGACAATGGTAACCAACTTATCCTTATCTTTCCCAGTCCGTACCTTCTCAATAATTGTGGTGACAGCATCAAAAATTTCCTCAACAGTCTGTAAATGAACATAGACTAGTTTATTTGTATCAATACCCACCGCCTTAAAGAACTCAGGGTTGACTGCCGTTTCCGTATCAATGAGTACACCGACACCACCACGCTTCTGTGTGTTAGCGATCAACTGTGCTCCAATCAACGACTTACCAGAACCTTCCAATCCCGTCAATTCGGTAATACGACCAACGGCAATACCACCGTGCGGACGATTACTGATAGCAATGTCCAACATGGTATTACCCGTTGAAATGAAATCGGTAAAGTCGGTAGGTGTTTCTTCACGACCATCAAGGAAGTATGCGATCTGATCGCTATCCTTGTTCATCTTATTGAGTGAGTCTGCAATAAGGGACGCCAGTTCATCACGATCTGGTTCTTGAATGACCTTCTTTTCTTTTGCCATAAATGTTTCCTATAAAATACGTTAATGACTCACTAAGAAATCTAGTGAGCCATTAGCGTAATGTCAAGAGTGATTAATTAAATACTTCGTCAAACTCATCAATCATATCTTTGACTGATGTTGTCTTCTGGGTAGTTGCAGACTTTGCTGCTGTCGGTGAAGTGACGGGAGTATCCTCAACGGTCTTCTGTGTTGGGACCGCTGGACCACTGCTTGGATCAAGATACCGTTCAAGGGTGACCTTCAATTCCTCATACGAGGGTTCCTTGAAGATGGCACGAATGTCGGGCTGATCAGTGAGGAACTTTTCAATCTGTTCGGCAGTTCCAGCCGGAGTCTGATTTGGCTTTGGACGAACCATCGTCTTAGCGAAGTTCGTGTCGGACTTTTCCTGTGGGACATACTCAACCACAATGTCACGACCGTTCTTTACATCGGTGATATCGCCGTAATCGGGATCAGAGATGATAGAGAGAAGCTCGGTATACACCGTCTTGCCAAACGACATGAAACGAACGCCCTTATCTTCCTCACCACGAACGAGGATTGGAACAAACGTACGGAGCTTCGGACGGAATACACGAGACTGTGCCCAATCATCCTTAGTACCGCCGGCAGCAAGTGCCTCGGCGAACTCCATGATCGGATCACGGTTACCATAGGATGTTGGGGAAAGGTGGGTCTTATTACCCAGATAGTGGAAGTACAGTTCAATAAAAGGATTTTCCTTATTTTCCTTCCACGGAACAATACGAATGACGTGCTTGCCTTCGGTGGGCTTCCAGAGAGCGTCGGTACGATCTCCCTGGCGATTAAACTGATTGAGCTTAGCCTTAAGTGCTGCGATGTTTAGCGACATAGTGTACTCCTTAGTGTTTAGTGTGTTTAGTGAGTTTAAAACTCCCTATCACGAATAGTAATAGGGTACTGCTTAGATGTCAAGTCAAATGTTTAGCAATCTATAATGTGTAATAATTTAGTGTTTACGATTTTCAGTTTTCCGTAGGCAGTCACTAATACCATATTTTGTAATTCGTTCCAATCAATACGATATGATTTATCCAGCACACCACCGTTCTTAGATTCAATCAGTTTATTAATTGCATTAATCGTATAAATGGTATTCGTTTGTTTCTTTCTATGTACTGATATAGTTGAAGCAGGTGGTGTTAATGACTCGTTTAATTGTTTTGATACGTTATATGTCAACACGAGCTGATTAGCATCTTCGGTATTTTCTAGTACATATATTTTATTAAATACTAATTTATATGAACTTTTCACCTTTTCTACAGCAGCATCAAGTTCAGCAACTGTGGTGAACGTACATAATAATTGTGTTTCAGATTCCATATGTAACATCCATTAAGAGTAAAACCTCTTAATAAATATTACCGTTAATGCATAAAGTACGTATTATTCGGAAACTGCTCGTCCTTTCATCTGCTCCCAATCTCTCTCTGGACGATCAACGAAAATGTTACGTTTCCAGACTGCCTCTAGCAACGGAGTTCCAACGCCTTTGGAATGTGCATAATGAATAATAGCTGACATATCTTTCGGGAAACAGGTACCACCGAATCCATTGCGTCCATCGGGACCAGGTACTTTCCAGTGTCCTGTGCCAAGGCGGGAATCATTGACGATCAACTGACGAAGATCTTCCCACTCCACACCAGACTCCTTGGCAACCGTCGCCATTTCATTTGCAAACGATACCTTGGTTGCCAAGAATAGGTTTGCGGTATACTTGTATAGTTCGGCGGTGTTGGACGATACGACCTTACCAAACTTCGGATTAGACATTAAGCTGGTTTGACTGTTCAATGCCCATTCGGCAACCGCATCGGGTGTGGTAGACGACTTTCCAATCAGTGTGACTTCTTGGTTAATATAGTCGGTTAGATAATTTGCTTCCGTCAAAAACTCTGGACTGAACATGATGATATGTTCGGGATGCTGCTGTTGTAATCGTTCCGTCGTTCCCGGTGACACAGTGGATTTAATCACGATTACCTTCTTCTCACTGGTCATGCACAGATCATGTACTACCCGCTCTACAATACCCGTATCACATGCTCCATTACTCATCATCGGAGTCGGAACCGCAACATAGATAAAGTTTGTACTTTCTAGAAATTCTTCAAATGAAGTGTGCGTGGGATTTCTTGCAGGATCTATATCAAATGTATGAACCGCATGTCCTTTCAACGTATATGCGTTTAATACTGCACCGCCTACATATCCCAATCCTACAATTCCAATATTAAATGTCATAACCGTATCTCCGAAATATTACCATATGTTGTGCCCGTATATAAACGAACGGGGAATTTTTTATCTTCTTCAAGGATGGCAACAATCTGCATAACCAATTCTGTATCAAATCGTTCCATGTCTAGTAAGATACTATCATAAGTATAAAGTATCAAGTGGTTGCGCGAGGTTTTTAGTAAGTCCAATACTTGTCGTAATTTAGGTAAAGTTTTTATTACTTCCAATGATTGTACGTAATAATTAAACATTTTACTTGCGTTTGGTTCTGGAAACTCCACCGTTATCCCATTGGGTAGTTCCAAGGTTCCCGTTGTTGTTTGAAACAGTTTCCGCAGTTCTACGACTCGTTCAAACAAATGAATACCATAGGTTTCATCCGACATACCATAGAGAATCTCAAACGTCTTTTGCTTACTCATTGCATACAGTTCATCGGTAATATCATCTGTACCGAAATACTTCTTTGCAAGCTCCATATGAAGTGATCCGCTCGGTAAAGTAATATCAAACTCATCGGCAATTAGTCGGAGATGATATGCCTCAAAATCCATTTGGACCAGTACTCCATTATCATACCGACTAATAAACGCATCACGAGTACCATCCGATTTATTCAATGCGGAAAAATTAATACCACCAAATCTATTACTGGGTCTTCCGGTAATCGTATAGGGATTATATTCTGAATACACCAGATTATCTTTGAACGTTCGCAGTGTCCTTGGTTCAAAATGTTGTTGTAATACCTCCCGATCCACACAGATCCCCGCATCTTCTATTTCACGCAACGTATGAATCATAGTTCGGACGGATTCACAGGTGTCTGTTATTGTAGTATTATTAATAATGTCCCATTGCTTCTTTGCATACTTCTTAATAATTGATCCCCATGTTGACAGCGGAATCAATCGGTTGACATCATTTATACTATAAAAATGGTTATGCGTGTCGTTAATGTACGGCGTATACTCCCATTCAATCAATGGAAGGTTGTGGACGTAGGCACGTATGTGAACGTCCTCTGTGGTCAAATACGGACCCAGCGGTACCGTAAAAGGTTGAGCATCTTCATGAGACACTGAAATAATATACGTTTCATCGGAAAAACTTACCCCCACACATAATATGTTATTTTCCTTTCTGTGGTAATGGATATCACGAAAAATCGGGGTCAATATACATTGCTCCCGATTCATTCGTTGGATTAGGTTTTCGTATTCAATAACCGTTGTAATAACCATTAAGTCTCCGATACCCAGTACTCCAGATAACTTGAAATATATCTACGTAACCCCCCAAAAGTCAAGTCCGCATCTGCAACGGTTATTCTATTTTGATCTTCTACACCATATAAGTTGGCACCACTACTGTGTTTTATAGTTTCTTTTTTACCTACTATTTTCCATTTAATGGTGGTTGTAATAAACCGAGGATTTTCTTTTAAATCTTCATATTGTGTCTTATCTATTTCCGTTACATACATTTGGTCATTAACCTGTCTAACAAAATATCTGACAATAAACTTCTTCGACGCATCCTCTTGGGTAACTACGGGAAGTGCGGGTGTTGGTAATTTATCTATTGTGTCTCGTAACTCCTCTTCTGAGTCTTTATATAATTTTTTAAGAAGTTCTTCGTCTATCATGTACGTTTTAGTTAGGGATTGCGAGGTTTATTTACTCTTCCGGCAACTCTTTTAGCAGCACTGAGTCCGCCCAATAGGTTCTTTTGTAGCGCACCTCTGGCAGCTTCTTCAAATGTCTTTACTTTAATATCGCTTGGTATTTTTACTGATGGACTACTTGATTTATTTTCCGTAGAAGGGGTTGGTGCGGTTAGTATACCAAACATTTTTCGTTTCCATTCTTCGCCAAGATAGTTAAACACCGCATGTATTTTGGTTTTCCATCCAGAATTGTCGATGACATCTTCTATCGTTAATGTTTGAAATGCACCAAATGCTTTATAAAATGCGGGGATCCGGTCAATCCAGAACAATTCACCAAGTCTAAATCCATTAATTCCAGGCATAGTGATGTCTGCTTTTATTGCTAATGCGCCAGGTGCAGCACCAAAAGAATTGGAGCGAATTCCGTTTGCATTACCGGCAATTTGAGCAACCATGTGTTCGGGATATATTTCCGAGTATCTGAACAGGGTTTGTAATTTATGTAGTTCACGTATTTCTGCCTGTTTTTCTTCGGCAGCTTCTGTGCCGCTATCCAATATTTGTACTTGTCTGACAATTTCTTGTTGCCGTGCACATTCTTGGCAAAGACTTTTCCCTGCATCAGCATTACCGTCGCCTGCGTTTTTATATACATCTTCCGTACATTGATCACTAGGAGATACCGTTGTTGGACTAGTTGTTGATGGAATCAATGGCAGACCGACTCCGCCATAATATTCATTCAATTTAGCAAATGCTGCTGGGTTATTTTCTACCCAACCATTTGTAGTCCACAGGTCAAGTTCTGCTTTAGCAGTACTGACAATTGTCGAAACTGCTTCAGCAGGTGGTCTAAGGATGACATATACGTTTTTATCCGTGACAAGTCCATTGCTCAAACCATATGATGCATAGGAAACTTTATCAGAAACATTGCCTCCTATGGCAGATGCTTTATTAGATATATTTACAACAATATCTCCGTGCCCGGCTTTACCAGACCAATCGGATGTTGTATATGTATTATCACTAACTTTACCTGAATCAGGATTTACTCTATTACCAACAATGATGTCACCCAGTTGTACCTTTGTACTTGCTGGACTTAGTGCTAACCAGCCAGGTGCTTTATTATTTTTTATACTTTGTGCGTAGTTTGAATGTTTTCCATTTCCAGGAAAGTTTGTTTTGCTCTGTTTCATGACGTAACTTATGAATGCACCACTCCAATGATGTTCTTCAATCCATTTTGTTAAGTCGTCTGGTGCAGTCTGTGTCGGTAAACATGGTTTACATTTTTTACATTGGGGTCCATTAACTAATTTTTGTGCCTCTGACTGTAATACTTTTCGTTCTTCAACAGTTTTATTAGACACATCAACTGGACTAATCACTATTGGTGCCGAACGATTCCCTACACCAGAGGTTTGTGCAGTGGTTTGAGTATTTTGTTTTTTACATCTACCATATGCTTCCACCAATTTTTTACGTTCTGTTCTAGGTAATATGGTTAAGTCTGGTCCTTGCTCAGTATCACCACCTGGATATATGGAGAGTACCGCAAACATTCTTCGCAGTACATCATTTGGATCAGATAATGAAGGATCGCGTGGAATGTCTCCATCAGATATATCCGTTCCTGTGGATTGCGCAGGTTGTTGTCCAGGCGGGGGAGCGTTGATGGCATCCATATCACTTTGTTGCACCAATCCGGTGGCAACAATTTGAGTAAACAATCGTTTTGGTAACGATAAATCTACAGAACAATCTATTAACTCAGATCCTATTAATTCACCCGACTCGGTATCCGTGCGAATATACTTGTTGAATAAATGTACTTTATCCATGAACCTAGACACCACATCATTTCCATTTTCACGCCAATTTGCGTCAACTACCATCCGATTATGTACTGGATTAATTTCTGCATTAGCCGTTGGTTCTAGATCATCCAGCACCAAATTCCAATAGTTTCTAGTAGCAGCACTCATTCGTTGAAGTAATAGTGATATACCCCGAAGGAGTGTATCGCCTTGAATCATGCACTCAATAACTGCTTTATGGTTAATCCACACACCAGTACTTAGAAATGCCTTGTCTGGATTATTTGGATCCGTTACGGTTGCCGAGTTTTCAAACAAACCCACCTTACTAAAATCTTCGGTGTCTTTTGTTTTTTTCATGGATGTCTGTTGAGAACCCTGTGTTTTATATTCAGGATCTTTTTCTGCAAGTGTTGCTGCGAGTTCATTAACGATAACCAACGTGGTAAGATCGGTGGAACGCAAGTGTTTATTAATTCCAACATACGATTCCGCCGGATCCGTTAAAATAAGTGGACCGGGAGATGATGATGCAGTCTTTAAATCCCCTGTCGTGTTATAGGGCTTGAGTACTGCAATCTTAGCCAGTTCAACGGGAGTAAGTGCTGCACCTTTGAATATGGATTTTACGCCAACGTCTTCGTCATTCAAGACCACGTTAACAAAAAACCTCCAAGTCATAAAATAGGCGTCTTCTGCGTCACCGAAGGATATAGAATTTGTGTTTACGTTTTTATCGTTTGGTTTTGGTTCACCGCGTTTACTGTTACTTTGTTTAAATATTTTTACATGGTCTTTCCACGGACTATTCTTATTCGGATCCACCGTGTTATCTAACAACGTTTTTAAATTTTTTCCAGCCGAAGTATTTGTAAAATATCCGTAAATACTATTTGAATTATCTGCACAAATTGGCGTTCCTCGTGCTCTTGCAGGAGTTACTGTATTTTTTGTGGAGTATGCCCATGAATCTTCGGAAGTACCAACGATTTTCACTGTACATTCAGCCGATCCATCTGAATTAGACTTTACATTAAAGTTTGCCACTCGACCAAACAACCACATGTATTGTCCGTTTGTCTTATATGCGTAGTCTTCTAAAATTTCTTCCGTACCAACTTCGTTTCTCCCAAGTCTCTGTAACATTTCTTTTAATTTTATGCGATCATGCCACGGAAACATGTGATCTCCAATCTTTGGCATTTCATCAGCGGACTTTGTTAGATTGGACAGTAAAGAAAATTCCTGACCCCACTCCAGTATCATACCAATACCAGGAACTAGGAATGTCCGATGTAAACTTTCTAATTGAATTAATGATGGAATTGAAATTTGTAAATCAGCACTTGCCAACATTCCGTTCTTTCCACGATTTATTGTAACTCTGGTTATTCCAGGCGGTGGTATACGAACATAGTTACCCGTATTGGTTGATAACGTTGCTCGTTTATCAAAGATTTGACCAATTGTAATAGCAAGTTCTGCGTCAGGGTCTTTTGCATAGACTCGTTTGGTTTCACCATTCGGTCCATAGGTGTATCCTATCAGTGGAGTATTATCACCTGCCTCAGCGTACATGTCTTCATACGCTACATCTTCTGCTATTCCGTGCAACCCCAACGAGAATCCAATATATCCTTCGCTTAAATCAGCACTCGCTTCGCCACCCAACATTTTATGACGTAACGTTGTTGTTGCTTTTACAAAGGGCATAGCCATTTGTATTGTATTATTTAGACGCGATCTATTATCCAATACGTCTGCAATTTTTCTGTTTATTACTTTGTAGTCAAAAGAACTTTTATCGTGCGCCATATGAATCCTTAATAGGTTTGTGGAATAATAATTCGTGTTCCCGGTTTAATAAATATGGAGCCGTTTACTCCATCATTTCTATTTGCGATGACATGCCACAGTGTTGCCGATCCTAAATACTTATATGCTAATGTATCCCACCGATCTCCAACTCTAGCAACATGTTCATATTCTATTAAATCTTCTATTGGATCATTTGGTATTCCCGTACTATAGTACCGTTTCCCATCATCCATTCGTAGTATATTGATATTATTAATATATCTTGCCATAAGTATTATACCGATAGGTTATTAAGGTGTTCTACGTCCAATGCCTAGTCCTGACGCAAACCCTGCGGCTGCGGTTTTTACGGTTCCAAAGTTGGGTTTAAATGCAGGAATTTTAATCGGTCCCAATTGTGGTGCCCGTCGTTCGGTCGTCGTAGTTTCTGCTGGTTGTGGCGTGGAAGATTTTGGTATACTTTCTTCTTTTATGATAGTCGAGAAGTTATCCGTATCTTGTTCCGTCATTCCATAGAAAGGAGAACTTGCAATTCTTGTTGCTTTTTCTATCAATGTGAATTTCATATCCATGACAGCAGAAATTGGAACTTGTCGGTCTATATCCCACGATTCTGATATTTCATTAAAATTGGTATTTAACGCTGTCACATAACCTGGTTGGTTCGTGTATACATTACCGATAGTTAAACGTACGATGTTTGGTTGTAATATTCCTCGACTGAATCCATACGGAAATACTAGTCCGGTCAAATAATTTATACGTCTCCATACACCGTCCAATTCATCTGCGCCAAATGCAATTATTCCAAGTTTAAATGATATTTCTCGTTGCACTCCCACGTAGTTAATAAACTTTTCCATGCGTCCAATATATTGATATGGTTTATATTCAGGAGTTGCAGTTTGTTGCAAATCACGAATATACGCACGAAATCGTATCGGAGATGTGTCATCGCCCATCGCAAACGATACTACTATTGGATCTTCAAATGATGAATTAATTGCACGATAGGGAATATTTTTAACTTCAGTGTTTACTTGTTTTGGTGGTAAATTACTTGGATCTTTAATATAAGAAATACGTTTTTTAGCATCAGTTGGTTCCGATAACTGGCCGTCACCAGATCGTTTTGCTTTTGCTGTTTGTGGTGTATCATTGTCTGACCATACTGCTTTACTTAAAGAATCACTGGCGTCAAAATATTTTATGAACGATACCGATTTGGTAGATACCGATGTACCAAGTTGCGGATTTTGTGTAGACGTACCGAGTTGAACATTGTCGGTAAGTGATTTTGGAAGTTTTACACCACCCAAATTAAATACTGAACCCAGCGCACGTTTACCCAACGACGACACTGCAGAAGTTTTATTATTTGGCTTTACAACCTCACTAACCGTTTCGTCTGCATAACTCTGTTGTTGTTCATATAATCGTTTTTGTATATCAGGAATATATTTGGATAATTCCGGTCTACTAACCTTCCAACTTTCCGCATTCCAGTTACCACCAAGTTGACCAACATTTCGTTTTTGTAATGGACTCACAGCAGATACTGCGCTCTTTGCAGTATCTACTACCGATTTAAGTGGACCTAACAATCTACCTTTTAATGCACCTCCAATCTTTCCCAACGTAGATGATGCACCAGGAGGTGCCGTTGGATCTTCTCCTAACAAGGGAATACTTTTAGATTTCAATGCGTTATACGTAGACATCTGTAACTGTCCCATCGTTCTAACACTTTGATATGAACGATCAGTTTTACCGATCAGTTCATTTGCCGGTCGTAGATTTCGTTTGATGTGTAAAAATGGCACTGCATTTGCAACAACAAATGCCGGATTTATCAATCGTGTGGATTCAAACGTGTTACCCAATTGTAACACTTGTTGTTTTGCCAAGAACAATAACCCGTTCGTACTGAGTTGGAACAACGTTAGTCGTTTCACATCTTCCACCGTACTTCTTAGTGGAAGCATTCGGGATTCCGCTTTGTTCCAATATCCCTTACCAGGCTTTCGTACTATAAACGGTGCATCATTTCTTCCATTGCTGGGTTTACCGTTTTCAAACTTACTGGTTGCCCCAGCGTACAACTTGTCTACGTTCTGGTTAAATCGTTGTTCTAGAGTTAGAAATGACATATGTTAGTTTTACCTATTGAGATTGTGCGCGATATAATCCACTAACCACTGCCGAATCACTTGCATTTACTAGAACCTTTCCTACCTTGGCACCGTCCATGTGAATTTGAATACCTTGTAGTGCGGTAATAAAGTTATTCAATTTTTGTTCCATGCCACTAGTATCCACCGTCACTGGTTTTTGTTCAGTTTCTCGTGGTTCCTGTTGTTGCTGCTGTCCACCTGCCATCGTTCCAAGATCTACTGATGGTGATGATATGCCTGGTCCCGATGGCGTTGCTTGAGGTTTCTTCTTACCGAATAGTCCACCCGCCAATTTACCGAGCTTAGATCCAACCAATGAACCAATTGCAGTTCCTACGCCTGGTATTGGGATTGCCGTTCCGATTGCTCCGCCGAGTGCCTTTCCAATACCACCTTTGGCAAGTGATCCTAACGCACCTTTTACCCCACCTTGCTTAAAGGCAGAGAATGCGTTCATTGCCCCAGAAAGTCCTGGAACCTTTTTACCAAGCATGCCTAGTCCTTGGGTTAATAATGAACTCTTGACTCCACCAACGCCACCTTCTTTAAAGGCACCCATTGCTCCAGAAAGTCCGGGAACCTTTCCACCTAAGAAGCCCAATCCTGTATTCAATAAACTAGATTTCAATCCGCCGACGCCACCTTCTTTAAAGGCGCCAATTGAACCAGATAAAGAAGAGAATCTATTTCCTAACAATCCCAATCCAGTATTCAACGCGTTAGATTTTATTCCACCAACTCCACCTTGTTTGTACGTATCATACATGTTAGTTGCTTGTGGCATATACTTCGCAAAGCCTGGCACTCTACTACCGGCAAGTCCCATTCCTTTGGACATCAAATTGGATTTCAGACTACCTACCAATCCACCATCACGCATTTTAACACCGACGCCCGCAGCAAAGTTTTTTGACCATTCACTTGGTTGTTTCCGTGGCATTGCTTTCCCACGTTCACGACTATTCTTTACCCATTCTGGTTCTGCTTTCCCAACATCATATCCAGTATAAAACAATGGGTTTTTTCCTTTATTCCACGACATTTGTGATTGTTCTTTGTAAGTATCATAGGTTTCTGATAATCCCAGTCCAATAATAAATGCTTCTGCTCCTGCAACATTAACCGCACGTGAAATGAGGGATTCTGCTCCATCCATGCCAACCGTCTCAGCTATTGCTTTCCATTGACCTTTTAAGATTTGTTGGATTAAGGCAAAGTTTTTCAGTTTTCCCGTCACGCCTTCAACTTTATCAAGTGTTTGTGCATACCGAGTTATATCTTTTAGAACTGCGGCAATAGAACCTACCGTTGATGCAGAGTCAAGTGCAGCACTTCCAGTTTTATTTAAACTATCTAATTTATCCACACCAATAGAAGAAACTGCTTTTGCGTTTAATACATATTCACCATTAGACAACATTGCAGGAATACTATCACTAGTTGGAGTTCCCGGTCCTGTAACTTTTCCACCTTCTGCAAATCCCGTCGCTGAGACTTTAGGTTTATTTGTTGGGATTTGAGTAGAAGGTTGTACTGGTTGAAATAAATTACCTCTGTATGTTCCTGGCAGAATATTGCCGTATGTATTGTTGAGATACTGTATGTTGCTCGCCGTAATAGCATCCTCTTGAGCTTTTCTTATGTTTTCTTGACTAATCTGTGCCGCACGCATAGCAGGTAAGTTACGCATCTGTACTGCTTTATTTTCTTTATCTTTTGCATAACCGACATCACTTTCGGTAAATACATTTGTGTTTGTTTCTGCCGAATATCTAGCTCCTTGTACTTTACCTGCCTTAATCTGTTCTTGCACCTTACTATTATTTTCAGAAAGCCAAGTTTGTGTCAGTTTTTCAATTACAGTCTTATCTACACCAGCTTGACGTAAAACATCTCGTGCTTCGTATCCTTTATTTTGAGAAAATAGTTGCCTTGCTTGATTTTCTGCTTTAATTTTATCCCCAATAAATGGTATTTCAGCAGCAATACGTAGAATTAGTTCGGATAACGCACCAAACCCAGTCGTGATGGCAGCAATAAGTGCTATCGTACCTCCAGGACCCTCTAAAAACTTCATCAGATCGCCAGCAGGCCCCATTGCTTTCAATAGACTATCTAACAAAGAATTACCTTTTTCTGCTTCAGTTAATTCTGGAGATTTTGTTGGTTTTGGTGCGGCAAGTTTTTGTAATTCACTGATACTCATACCCATGAATCGTTCTAATGCAATTCTGGTAGGTCGGTCAAGGTCCGTAATGTCCTTGCCTAGAGTTTGAAGTTGTCTATTAAGTTCATTATATAGATCGGCATCACTTCCTGTTACCGAAACTTCCATCAGTCTATTTGCGTCAATGTTCATTCCCATTGCGCCCAATTCAGCAGATCCCTCTAAGAATCCTTCATAATTGTCAATAATACTATCACCAAATTGACTTACTTTATTTAAATCAACACCCATTCGTTTTGCATCAGCAGCGGCGCGTGCAAACGAATCAGCAAATCGTGATCCATTTCGTGCCATCAATTCTGAATATTTTCCGATTGCCTCCATTGCAACTTTTGGAGTCATACCTGCTTTACTAAACTGTGTTAAAAATTTATTTTGAAGAACCCCTGCTTTGTTAAGATCACCGAGCGCTTGTGTGGCAAATACTCGACGTGCTTTTACGATAGCATCAGTAGATAATCCTCTTTCTGCTGCAAGATTTGCCACACTTTTCATTGCACCTTCGTCTAATACGCCAAACTCTTCTTGCACAGATTTTAATGCATCTTCTCTAGTTTTTTGATCTACATAAATTTTTGCTTTTTCTACCAATGGGCCACGATCTGCGGTGAGTCTTTCGGCTAACCCCTTAAATTCTGTCATTGCGCCAGAGAATACATCCCCAACCGATCCTTGTCCAAATGCAGCACTTGTTAAACCACGACCAGCATTAAATAACGTTGAAAATGTGTCTCCAATGAGATCACCGAGTCCTGTAAAATCTAATGACTCAAAAGTTTCTTTCATCCCTACAAATGAATCTTTCAGCATCCGTGCTTGTAACTCGGCTGCTTGAGTCATTGAAAGACCAAAGTCTTGTTGTGTTTTCTTAATAGAATTAACAAAATCTATTGCCGCACTTGCCGCCTTACCTAATCCAATAGCAAGTAGACTTAATCCTCCGACAACCAGACCAAGCGCTGCCGCAGCGCTTGCAAGTGTTGCGCCTCCTGCCATCTTGGCAATGTTACCAGCCACTGCCAATCTACTTGGTGCCGGTCCCGCCGAGGTTAATGCTTCCGATGCTTTTTGTTCTGTAGAAGATGATTTTTCGTATTTCTGTGATGCTTTTTCTGCTTTACTCTTTAAATCTTTACGTTGCGCATACAAGTCACGAAATTTGATTTCTTCAGTAATTGATGCCAGTGCTCCGCCCGATGCTGCTCGTTTCCGTGTCAAGGTCACATATTCATCATATTGACGAGCACGGAGTTGCATTTCTCTACGATCAATATCAGCTTTTCGTTTAGCAGTAGCTAAACTTGCCTGCAACATAGTATTTTCTTGTCGTTTTAATTGAGCAGTTTTTAATTCTTCAACTATACTGTTTTTAAATTCAACAACACGGGCTCTAAATGTTTTGTTTTGCTCTTTAAGATGTTTAACCTGTTCCGTGTGCGCAGAAATTAAACTACGAGTTTCCTCTTGTAGTTTTTTATATAATTTAGCTTGATCGGCCGCTTCTTTTTTAAGTTGGTCTACACTAGGATCTGCCATATATTACTCAAACAGGGCGTGATATGCTACCGCCAACAATAGTTGTATATTACCACTTGGTACTGTTCCTAATGGATACCCCGATACGCCTGTTCCTTTAAATACACGAGTGCCACTAATACGTGCAATCGGCATACCACTTACTGCATTTCCTTTAAATACCAAGTCTCCCACAAGCGTTACCAGTGGGCTACCAGATGGAGACATTCCTTTAAACAGTTTGTTTCCAGATACCGTGTATACTGCAGCGCCCGATACACCGGACCCACCATATACTCTAGAATCTCCCACGATAGTTAACGTGGGAGATCCAGAGACAGATGATCCTTTATAAGCTCTATCAGTATTTTCCAACAAGTATCGCAATCGTATCATCGTCGTTTACTCGCTTTCTCTATTTGTTTAGATTCTTCTTCTTTCAGTTTACCAAATTCTCTAATCATAAAGTTTCGCATGTAAACCGGCATTTGGTATAAATCCATCACACTAAACGCACCTTTTGAGTAATGAGCAACCGTCATTATGATTTTTAACGTTTCAGCTTTATACTCTTGAGTCAGGCCAAAAAAAGTTGGTGCCGAGCGGCAACCTCGTCTCTTCTGAAGTACCACACACACAGTCTAATGTAATCTTAAAATTAATATCTGGGATAATGTTTCTGTATGTTTCCCGAAGATACCGTGCATCTCGTACTAACATATTGTCCACAAAACTCCAGATCGTAGACTTTGATGTATCTCCATTCACCGACAAAATCATATGCTTTAATCGTGTAGTTGCGTCTGCTTCCACATCTGAGTTGATTTTTTTCAGTGACTTAACTTCTTTTTCTATTGCTAATTCATCACCACGAGTCAGTAACTTAAGAACAATTTCGGCCTTTGATAACGGAAGTACAATTTTAAAATCTGGCTTAGTTCCCACTTGTGGTTCATTTTGGGTACTAAGTTCTGCCAAGTTTACCGTTTGATCTACCTGCTTTCCACAGGACGGACATTCCAGCGATACTTCATAGTCTTTACCATATCCTAAAATACGTGAGGCAACCATGACAGCATTTAAATCACCCACCAATAAATCGGTAGTCTTTACTCCTTTTGTGGCAATGATAGCGTCCATAAATCTATCTAACACAATTCCCTTTTGAATCAAGTTCGGTGATGTTAAGATATCTTCGTGCTTTGCTGTCATGTAATGTAATTCAATTTGACCACTACGTAACGGACTTCCCTCTGGATAAAATAGTCCCTTAGATGGGAGATCAATGGTTTCCGTGGGAAATGTTGTTGTAACTGATTGTTGTTCCATAAAACCCTCTTGTTAAAGTTATACCCTAATAAATATCATTCGTCTACAGTTTCTATATCAAAACGTTCGTTATAATCTGTACTTAATCGTCTGACAAACTCTTTAAAATAGGACTTTTGCTTCTCTGGCGTGACCAATGCTCCATCCACAATAATGTCCGCAACTTCCTGTTTCTCTTTCAGAATATCCCGCATATATTCGTCCATTGTATTATCGCACACCATATAATAGACTTGGACTTGGGCAGTTTGACCTATACGATGGGTACGATCTTCTGCTTGTTCATGGTTTGCTGGCACGTAGTCCATATTAAGAAAGACCACGGTATCAATTTTATGTTGGAGTCCGTCAATACCCATACCTGCTGCTAGGAGACTGAACAGTCCGACTTTTGCTTTCCCCGATACCAACTTATCAATCGTTTCTTGACGTTCGTTACGGTTCATCTCACCCGTCAATATTGCCGCTTGATCCCCATAATGTTCTAATAATAATTTAAGTGGGGCAATATAGTTACTGAAGATCAGAATCGGTTTGTCGTTATCCAAGAATTCATCCACCATTTCCAGTAACCGTGGGAGTTTCTTTTCAATCAAGAATCCCTGCAACTTCGGCATATGCTTAACAGACGGTTTCCCATCCGATTTCCATTTTCCGAAGAGTTCTTTTAGTAATTGATTATATTCTTTCCGTTCGTCTTTGGTGAGTTCCACATAGAGATCGTTTCGTTGCTTAGCGGGTAACTCGGTGAGCACTTGATCTTTCTTTCTGCGAATTACGAGGTCTTTCGTACGATCATGAAGGTCTTGCAAGTTCATGGGTGCCGCACCTTTCCATCCCCCATATCGTTGTGTAAAATGAAAGAAGTTATTGAACCTGTCTTTGTCCAAGAAGTTCAACAAACTAAATGCTTCTATGGGACGAGACATGACCGGCGTTCCCGTCAAAAAAATGGTATACTTGGTTTTCACGCCGGGATACTTTCGTCGTTCTTTCCACGATCCCAAGATAGACTTTGCCCGAATAGTTTGACGGTTCTTCAAATACGTTGCTTCATCACATACTAATAAATCAAATCCTTGGTCACGTAACCAGTGATTGTTCTTGGCTACTGCATCGTAATGCGTGATGTGAAATTGGTGTTTGAGATGACCATCATATGTTTTACTATCCCAAATGGTACTGTCCTTTCCCGTAAACTTTTTAATTTCACGTTGCCAGTTCACCACCACAGACAATGGACAGACAATAATGGTTTTGAGATTATGTAATTGTGCGTACGCAATAGCTTGTACCGTTTTACCCAATCCCGGTGCATCGGCAATGAGGCATCGACCACCTGCTCTATCCACAAATTGTACGCCGACTTTCTGATAGGGGTATAGATTTAGTTTTAAGCCGGGTACAGTGAAGTCCGTATCCTCTAATTGACGAATTTCATCAAGGTCTTCCCGACGTTCTTGTAATTTTGTTAATAACTTTTCCGCAGATGATGACAGTGTACTTTGCGGGAAAAGTTTCTTCACTTTCGGTAGATGGACTGCGGGAAACTCCCATCGCTTCTCATCCCCATTCCATTTCCGCCCGTCAATTTCATATTTGAACTGTTCCACTAACAGCTTATTATATGGCATGACAAGATAGGCCGTTTTGGAATCCTTTAAGTGAATTTCAATCGGACCTACCTTTTCTTCTTTTTGTTCTTGCGGTTTTTCTGAGAGTTTTGTTCGTGGGAGGGATAGATCACTCACATCATCCCCGACTAAGGCACGTTTTGCTGCTTCTACCCACACCTCGGGCAATCCAGGAGTCGTACTAATCCATTGGAGATATTGTGGTGCGGTACGTCTAACATTCCCTAACGTAGTTCCCTTATATTTTCCCCACGTAAAAATGACTTCATCCAGTGACGGGTGCATTCTCTTCTGGAGTTTCTTCTATACGGACGTAGACCATATTTTCCATGTCTAACCGCCATCCGTTCTTGGGGTCAATTTGTAATATTTGCATCATTTGTATATTTGCTTCTTGAATTTCGGTCATCAATTGTGTCTGATAACTCTTTAATAGTGCATTATTTGACTTGATTAGATTTTGTAACGCAAGTGGAACATCTACCGTAACTTGTTTAGTGCTCATGTATACCTCCTAAAAACATCTGTTTAATTTCTATTGCATTTTTTTCTGGGAACTGTTGTACCAATTTAGCCAGTTGTCCCGATACTCGTGCTGCTGCCAACGAAGTACCAGACGCTATCTGTGTTTCTCCGTCTAGTGTTGTAACTTCTACGTCAATCCCCAAGGCAATCACATCAACTTCTGGTCCAAAATTACTTCCCCGACCTTCTTCCCATGACATGACTTGATTATACATATCACATGCACCAACGCCAATTACTTCATTCATATTCACGGGAGAAAATTCAGAGGCTGGTCGCATTTCGTTTCCTGCTGCTGCAACTACAATAAACTTTGTAGGATCCAACTCTCGTATCTTATCGTCAATAATATGATGGCGTGGAACTGCCCATGCGCAGGTGACGATATTGACAGGTTCCGTTGCATCGTGTTGTATTGCGGTAAATGCTTCCATCATCTGTCCAAATGTACCCACTGAACCCAATCCAATTTTTACATTCTTTAGTAGAACGTTGGGGTTAGTTCGTCTAATGACACTTGCTACTCCTGTGCCATGTCCATCTAGATCGTCAAACGTTCCATCATAGGTGTATACGTTTATCCCGTTTGGTATTCCACTGTCTACTACGTAAATTGTTACACTTCCCATTTACCTTTTGGACATGCACTTGGTCCTTTTGGACTATATACTTTTTTTGACAATGGACATCCACATGCACCACAGATATGCGTCCGTATTAACATTTTAAACTCTTTGAACTCACACGCATCGCAAACTTCTGCTCTACGTTCAGCAGTTTCTTTTTGTTCAATAGTTGGATTACTGGCACGATGCCATGCAGTGATAATTTCTCGTATATCAGGAATATTCATATTGGAAATTCATAATTAAAATATACAAAATCGTCGTGAAACAAATATTTCACCAAGTTCTTAAATTTTTCTGAGTTAATATCTATATTAATTTTTATTTTTTCCTTGGGTGTGATATTTTCTTGTTTAATTACAGATGTGTCATATCCCAACGTGACTTCTATCCAATCATTAAATTCGTTTATATTTTCATATCTAAATATTTTAACCTTTGGTTTGTACGCCCATTCTACTTGAGTTGTAAAAAATGAGGACACAAACCCCGGTCCGTCTGCATCAAAAATTAACTGTAAATTATTTATATATTTTGGTACACAATTTTTATAAAACGAGTCATAACAAAAATCGTAAAAAAACTTTTCCGATTGAAATATGTCTATAAAGTTAAATCCCTTCGTCCTTGGATCAGTTTCTTCAATTTTAATTCTTTGTTTTGAATCGACATCAAACTGATATGTGGTTTTATATACGTTTCCTTGTAAATACGAATCACGTTTAAACTTCATGAAATATAGTGCTGAAATAAATCTTTTATACGGATTTCTTATTACGGTAAACGCCGGAATATCTATGTGTTCTTTAGTATATGGATCGTGTGTATGTAAAAAGTTTTCACCGATCTCTGGGAAAAATAACTTCGTATATGCAATGGTTCCTGTTTTTGGTATTTTTATATAAAAAAACTTATTATTATTAATTCTTGAAGTAACTATCATATTAAGCTTGTGTAAAACATTCACCATTAGAACATCCGCAACTGTACCCTTTGGGGGGGATAGCACCACAGGTCTGAAAGCAAAACCCTTCGCATGCAGCAGGTATTACCACTATTGTACCATTTTCTTCTTTATATTGATACACTTCTTCCGTTGTAGATTCTTCTGGATCATTTATATATGTACCTATCAACAACGGGTATACTTCTAACTGTGTATCATTTTGATCTACTACTTTGATAAATATTCTCGTATTTTTAACATAATTAACATCCGTTGGACTAAACCTAATAGTATTAGTAGTTGTGTCAATCGTAACCCACTCAGGATAATATCTACGTATGTTACCGAAAACAACATCATCTATGTCTATTCCATAGGCATATTGATCATTTAATTCTAATATTAATTCATACTCTGTACCAATCTGTACATTTATTTTTTCTTTCGGGATATTTTTTATAAACTTATCAAATGATGAGATGTATAGTATACTATTTGGTGTTGTGCCATAGATACTTTCATTTCTAAACAAAATATCAGTAATTCCACTATTAATTACTATGAATTGTATGTGGTATGCAGTAAGATTATTCGTTGAATTTAAATCTTTTATATATTGTGCAACTACCCCCGACGTTAATGCAGCAGCAAGTGAAGTACCAGAAGATTCTTTTATAGTACCGTCTATGTTTAGAACATTAACTCCAATTCCTGGCGCAAAAATATCTACATCGGGCCCCCAGTTTGAACCAGCTCCACCCCCCCAACTAATAACTCTATCATATGGATCGGATGCACCTACACCTATCACCGTATCTAACCCCACGGGCGATAGATTATTTGCGTCTGACATGGTGTTACCTGCTGCGGCCACTACTACAAAATTACTATCTTGCAATTCTTTAATTTTTGTATCAAGAATTTTACTTCGTGGAATAGTCCATGAGCAATTTACTACAGCAACTTCGGTTATATCGGTTCGGTCTTGCAAAATTGCGTCAAATGCAAGTAACAAATCACTTATGTTAATCACTGCTGCCATTTCAATTCTTACGTTTTTTAATTCTACGTTAGTTGCTACACCAAGTGTGCTACCAACTATTAGACTTGCCATAGCAGTACCGTGACCCAACTCGTCAGAAAAATCACCATTGAAACTATAACAGTTAACAATATTTGCGTCAACTAATTCTGGTAACGTTGCGTTTATTCCACTATCAATCAAATAAACTTTTACTCCATCCCCATGATTTAATGGAAAATACTTTTCTTTCATTGGAAGTGCATTAGAAATAATTCTTAATTGGTGCCACTCCGAATTAGATGGATGTACTTCCGTACTCAAGTCTTCTTCTATATCTAATACACCAGATATGTTCGTAAATACGTCTTCTGATTCGCACGATACATTGACTACCTGCATGGAAGTAAATATACGATTTACTACTATACCTTGATTGGTCATACTGCTAAGTAAATTTTCTATATTAATATCTTTTTCAAAAACTACATTATAGTTTTTCATAATAATCCTCAATCAAAGTACTTGAATTTTCATATAAGTACGTCATTTATATTTAATAAATTTGCAGCCCACTGACGTTCCATGCAGAAGTAACACCCACCACACTTCTCCACACCATCTTTATTTTTTATACCACATGACCTAGTTAATTTCAACAAATCCAACACATTCTCTGTAACATACAATTGCATTATTTCTTTTTTATCCATATCAATAAACGGTCTGATATGTTTATCATTGTAAGGAGGGCCCCTAAACGGTGGTGTATCGTTTTTTATGTATATAGTGGGGGTAAATTCATCCGTTAGTACTTTATTACATCCACTATATACATACCCGCCTTCCGTCAATAATATGTTTTCCACCAACTCCCGTATATTGTAGTTTTTATATAATTTTTTATTACTAAAGTTAATTCCTTTCATAGTAAACCATTCCTGTACTCTCTTTACATTATTCACCGCATCTGCGGTTGGCATCGTATACGAGAGAATCGGGATGGTCCTATTTTCTTCATAGAGTTGCTTTTGTAATAAAAATAATAAAATAGAACTATCCATTCCGCCAGAAAATAATACGTTAATTTTTTCGCAGTCGGATGGTATTTTTATTGTCATATATAAGTATCAATTATATTCCCATTTGCTTACGAATGTCGGTTGCGCTGATCGCTTCTGTGGACGCGTCCAGATTGATTTTCTCCACCTTATAGCCCACATCTCTACCGTAATACACGCCGGTAATGTTTGGTAGGAATATCACTTCAAATTTTCCTTGATATTTGTCATTTAATTTTTTATAAATGAAATCAGATACTTCTTCATAATCAAACGGATTCTTTTCATCAATGTTGTGGGTATTGCGGACCCCAATAAGTACCTGTCCTTCTTTTTCCAGGATGGTTTCAAACAATTTCAAATGACCATCGTGGAATGGCTGGAATCGTCCAATCATCAATCCTGTGGGTGCTTGCCAATCAAATTCTGGAACCGGCTCCATCTTTTTAGTAAGGCGTGCGATAATCTCGTCAGTTTGTTCACCGACATCACCCCATGCAGTAATTTCCACATCTACTACTTCTGGTCGTTGGAATACCTTATTGGTGTCCTCAAACCGACCTTCGTTGATTGTATTCATAAACACGATATAGTCGGGAGCAAACGCATCTCTGGTTTCTTCTAATGGACACACGAAATCGGCAACTACGTGGTCTGAACTGGCAATATCGGCAAGATGATACATTCTATCCGCCTGTCGGAGCCGTCCTTCTTCACTGAAGTCCCAATCATTAAACATCTTACGAACTTCGTCTGCATTAAAATATGCGGCTTTCAACTTCTCTGCCAACACTTTGGAAAGGGTCGTTTTTCCAGACCCCGGTAATCCCATAACTAAAATTTTCATATAACCCTCATTCTTTAATTCCGTACGATACCCATTTGTACCATACTCGTTCGTGTAGAAAATATAACACCATTTTGGTCAGTACTTCCGCACCACCAATTGACAACCCAACTTTCCAATTACCCGATATGAGTCCTGCGAGTATTATGGTGTCTAGTGTACCAACAGCTCTCCAACTAATCGTCTTTGCTATATGTCGTTTTACATGTACTGTCATAATATGAATAGTTAATTGCCCAAGTTCGTTCTATACAATTTAAACAACTTCCGCAATGTCCATATTTTTGTAAATAACAACTGTGCGTAAGTTCCAGTAGTTCCCAAATATTTTCGTTCCTATATAATTGGACTACTTCGTGCTTATACATATCTTTGAATGGTATCAAGACTTGTGGATATTCAAAAAATTTTCTCTCTGGAAACTGAGGCATAAATTTATTACTTCCGATAACAAACTGATCCACCTCTCCAGTTCTTAGATACAATTTAATCCACCTAGTAAACGTTCTATTACTTGTTGAATCTTTATCGTTAATTTCTTCTGGTGGTATTATACTTGTGTTTAGTTTTGTGTTTATCCAACTTAAAATATTACGAATTCTATCCATACAAATCGTTGATTGAATCATTGTATAACACCGTATGTTTACATTCAATTTAGCTAATAGGTATAATAGCAACGAACTCTCTAGGCCACCTGACAAATATAGTCCAATATTATTTGTTGTTGGGCTTATACTAATTAAATTGGACACAGATGTCATAAGTATGTAATACTTGGTTCCAATAATTCATAGTCGTCTTTATATAGATTCATACACATCTCTTGTATTTTTTGCATGTCTCTAAATTTAGCAGGAGTAATATTAAAGTTATCAATTGCAGAAGGTCTAGCTTTTACAGTGTCGCCAAATGTTAAATAAATCCATTTTGTATACTGGTCCATTGATACAATTTTATACTCTTTTATGTCTTGGACGGATTCGTTATAAGCAACCTCTATATTAACGGGTGGGATGTTATAAAAATAATCCATCTGGGATCTAGTGTGCATATCCAGTCTATAGTTTTTTAAAATCAATTCCTTTGCATTTAAAAAATCAGATAGTAAATCATGTCCACGACTTTTAGGAATAAATAATGGTATGTGTTCAACTTTAACAGTTTTATATAAAAATGGTTCGTATATAAATTGATTGTAAAACGACAATAATCTTATGCATGGATCTCTATATAGGAAAGTTTTGTGTTCTGCTTCTGTAATTACATTTTTAAATATGGGAACGTGAGTCACATCTGTCAAATTGTACTTAAATACATTATTTACTAGATGTGATGATCCATTTCTTGAAGGAGTTACGATGAGATGCCTTTTTTTTAAATCATAAAACACTCGCACAAAAAATTCTCAACAAATTATAGTCAGAGATATGTAATGTTTGGTTCTAGTAATTCGTAATCGTCTTTATACAACGTCATACATAAATCTTGTATTCTTTGCATATTACGAAAATTAGAAGGATTGATGATAATACTATCTAACGCAGACGTTGATTGCGTAGTTTTTTTATCTACAAACGTCAGTTTTAGCCATTTGGCATATTGATTGATTGAAACTATTTCATAGTCACTTATATTTTGGTCATATCGTTCATCTTTGAAATAGTCACTCTGCGGGGTTGTATGAAAATCTTCCTTATAATTTTTTATCAATTTATCGGTAGCGAGAATCATATCAGATAGTAAATCGTTTCCACGAGTTACCGGTTTAAATAATTTATTGGCTAAATTCGTATCTTGATCTTCCTTGGCAAATGTTTTTACTGCCTGTGTATCAAATACAAATCTTTTATAATATGACATCAGTCTAACACAGGGATCTCTGTATAAAAAGGTTTTTTTCTCGACTTCCGAAATTATACCATTAAATATAGGACTGTGAGTTACCTCGGTTAATTTGTATTCTATTGCGTGATGATGTAGATGCGAAGATCCATTGCGAAATGGCACCACTATGAGATGTCGTTGACTTATATTGTAAAATATTTTCATTTATAGTACCGTTACTTTATAAAAATGTTCAAACTCAAGTGCATCGTTTCGTGTATTTACAATAGGTTGCCCCTTGATATTCAAACTGGTGTTTAGTAACATAGGGCACCCCGTTTCCTCATACCACGACATTAATAGTTGATAATATCCTGGATTATTTTCTTTAGTTACCGTTTGAACTCGTGAGGTACCATCGGCGTGAATAATTGCAGGAAACTCCTCTGGACGTTTACACTTTACTACATACTGCATATACGGACTTTCATCTGTCACCATATCAAAATAGTCAGCCGCATGTTCTTGGAGAATGGAAGGAGCAAACGGACGAAACTTCTGTCGGCGTTTGATTGCATTCACCGTATCCTTAATTTCTGGACCCCGTGGGTCTGCTAATAAACTTCTATTACCCAACGCACGGGGTCCAAATTCTGCTCGCCCATTTGCCACTCCTACTAATTTATTCGTTTTCAATTCAGAAATCAACCCCCCAACGGGATATTCTCCTTCAATATTATACCCTAGAAATGGACTAGTGAATTGAATATGTTCGTTAGTATATGATAAGATTGCTCCTAGACTGTTTCCCGCATCGCCTGGATTAGGTATGATCCATACATTCTTAAAGTATTCCAACGTTATTGGATTAGCAACGCAATTCAGTGCGCATCCACCACCTAATACCAGATTATCAGATTTTATCAACTCTTTGGTCTTTTTTAAAAGATCACGAAAGTATAGTTCGTATACATACTGCGTTGCAGCTGCTATATCATACAAATCCTGCGGATCGTTGGTTCGGTTCAATTCAGGAAACCACCAAGAACATCCACGATGTAAGTTGTGTTTTAATCGCAATAAATTTGATTTATAATAGAATTCATTCATATATTCTTTTTTATCAAAAAAATCTTCTATTATCATCGCAGAGTATTTGTGCGGATCACCATATGCGGCCATGCCCATGAGAATATATTCTTCTTCATTTGGTTTTAATCCCACCCGTTGCGTCATGGCAGAATACCACAATCCTAGACTATGAGGATAACCAATACCTAATTTGTTGGTAAGTTTTGTACCTTTTCCTTCCCAAATTGTTGTCGTATCAAATTCACCAATTGCATCAATAATAAGAACTGCTGCTTCTTGAAACTGCGATGTATAGTATCCCGCCGATGCGTGACTTTTGTGATGGCCGGTAATTTTGACGGGAGCAGTGATTCCATAGGTGGACAGATATCGTCGTATATTATTTTCTTTAATACGCAATCCTTGACCAGCATATAGTTGTCGTAGGGTTTTTACATATGGATTCTCGTACCAAACAACGGACGATGGCTTTCCATATCGTAATGCATCCTTAATTAACTCCGGATGTAGATCTTTGTCGTTTTTATTTTTTGAATACCGTTCGCTTTGTGACGCAAATACCAACGAGTTATCTTTTATTACCGATAATGCAGCGTCATGACTGTTAGCAGAGATTCCCCATATTACCATTGTTTAGGTACTCCTAAATGTTTATTTTCATACTTCTCAGGAGGAGTTTTGTTTATAAGATAAGAATGTTCATAGGAAATGAGATTAAACAAACGTTCAGTTATTATTGCATAACCTTTCTCGTTGGGATGTCCGCAAAATGCAACGGTATCTAAATCTTTATTTGCACGTACTTCGTGTAAAATATCTCGATGTTCTGGATACAGAATTTTATGGGTAAAGTTTAAACTTGCTGAATTTTTCATAAGGACATCTAACCCCCGACCTTCGTCGGCATTAACATTAATATAAAAAAATTTATAGTTAGATAATGTACATATGTTTTTTATTAGATTAACATAAAAATATGACTCCAGTACAACATCTCTGGTAGGATTATTACCCAAAAAATTGAAATAACTATCAGATAAATTCTGATATTCTGGTGTCATGTTTGTTACGTGCGAAAGTACCGATGAGATTTTTCCGTTTCTATAAAAACTTATTCTAGTAGAAAATGTAACCATCCATATTACCAATACGTCATATTCGTCGGAAAGATTTCTATCAGAAAACAATTCCATCCATCGTTTGACGGTTTCGGAATTTGAACACCCACCGTGACCTAAATTCCATAAGTAATGATAACCCAACTTCTTTTGCAGTTGATGTGGCCATCCCATAACATGAAATCTATCAGTACTGGCATTATACGGAGAAATTGTTTTATCTAACGGCTTTCTTCGTTCGTTCAACAAAGAAGGTTCATAACACCCAACTCCCTCCGTATAGGAACATCCTAATGTTATTAGAAGTTTCTTTTTCATATAATTATCCGTAACTATTGAGAAATTTTATTCACCATCCATCTGGAAATGCAATCGTATCCAAGTGGATTTGGATGACTGCATCTAGAAAATCCTTTACTGGAGTGAGTGGATACTATTAATTCTTTAAAGCTGTCAAACTCAGTTGGATGTAAACATCCTTCAATTTTATACTTGTTTATAATTTCGTTGACCGGAGTAAACGCCGTACCCCAGTGAAATTTATATCCACAACTTTTTGCAAAATATTCAACTGCTCTAATACTAAACAAAGTTTCTTGCATAGCCCCATGTGGTATCATGTGGGAAATATATAAGTCATGTATATATGCAGGAATGTAAGGTGGTTTATATAAATTTTCTCCCGTACTTCCCGTTTCTTCATTAATGGTAAATCCACGGGTTGTCACACTCCATAATATACTACTGTTCCCGTTTGTGTTCAAGTACAAACTAAAACGATGTGGATCGGTCAATAAAAAAACTAGTACAACCTCATCATAATTAGATCTAAAATTTGCATACTTATCGTTTATAAACGTTTTTGCAATGCCGGGGTTTGTAAATCCCGCAATACCTAGATTTTTTAGATCGTAATTTAATATCCTAGAGGTGATTGATGGCCAACTATATTGTTTTTCCATTTTTTCAATTTCATCGTCGTAGTCTTTTCTTTCTTCTGATGATAAATGAATACTGAGGTTATTGGTTCGTTCTAAGTATTCTGGTGTATAACACCCAACCCCGTGTGTCCAGCTATCTCCAAGTGTTATTAACAATTTTTTAGTCATGTTATCTCCAAGTGTTATTAACAATTTTTTAGTCATCAAGTATGCCAGAATTTATAATTTTTTCACCCCAAAGTTTATGAGTATCTTCATTTGGGTGAGTAACTTTAAATAAAATATTATTATACTTACGCTGCCAATTAAAATAATTCAAGGTTTTGTTTAATTCCTTATTAATAAAACTCATGTCATCAGGAGTGAATTGTTTGTAAACATCAAACGGATTAATATTAGTGTTAATCACCCAATCATAAAAAGTTTTGATTAACGTTTCCCAATAATAACTACTCAAATCAACGGGTGGAATTATTGGATCATTTTTTAATAAACTAAGATGTTCTACCATTGAAATATCTATTGCATTTTTGTATGGTCTATCTATCCATCTAGTAAAATTTTTCCAGAAAATATATTTTACGTTTGAATGTTTATCTAAAACAGAATTATACAAAGTTTCCAGTCTACGTTCATACCACGAATAAAATGCTTGTATAGAAATAGGATCTTTAATTATTTCTTGAAAAAAGCCACGATATGTAAAATCAAAAGGTATCTCATAGTTTAATAACCAATACCCCTTTATACCTAATTGAAAAAAATCACGGGATGGTTCAGTTAGTTGAATTATACATCGTACAGTATCATATTTACCAGCAACTTCATTCAACAATCTACGCAAAGAAAGTGCAATATTAACATTGTTACCACCGGGCAGTGCGCACAGACAAAAATCCGAATCATATTTAATTGCACTATAAATTCCCAAATTATTATTAATACGATGTTCCGTGTTATCAATTCCCAGTGCGTGTTGACCTCCCATTGAATCTCCCCAAGACCAACTTTCTCCTACTACTATAACCAAATCTTTTTTATTTCTATTCAACCAAACTTCTGTGTTTAAATTTGGAGGATTTTTATAGTGTGATTCTAGTAATAATTTTTTGGTAACAATACTTTCCTTATATATATTCATTTTATGGATCTCTTATCTTAGTAAAAATCTTCCACAATTTCTGTTTATATTGTAGTTATGTCGCATTGCAGCCTGTTGATCATGTAGTGGTATATTATTTTCTATAAATTCCGCAGATAACTGATTGGTATAATATTCCGACAAATACAACCTACACCACAATTCATGATGCTTCACGGTTGGATGGTAATCTACCCAATTATCACCTGCGTTTGATTTTTTAAACACGTATGGTTTAAATTGACGATTTTGCTGTAGCCAGGTTAGCATGTTGGGTTCTTGTCCAAAATAAGAATCTATGTCGTCTACATATTCTTTATAAAATTCTTGTTCCTGTACGGGTGGGTTGAACTGTTGCAATTCATGTCCTACTGTTGGACTAATATCAAACGCTTTCATAAATTTATAATTACATCCGATACTGTCGAGTAATATTTTTGTTTGCTTAATTGCCATCCATGTATTATAAAATCCTTGCGTAAAGGACCAATTATTATCACGCCACTGTTGTTCATATGGCAATGAATGAGCATTGAATATATTGCCATTTCTGGTCCATGCGCTCGTATAAAAATCTATTCTTGGAATACTAGTATACATTACGAACACTGTGTCGTTTGCTGTAAGTTTATTTACCTGATGACATTCTAATACTCTTGATGATATCAAATAATTACCACTACCAGCAAGTCCCCAATTTTCGTAATAATCAAAGGATTGTCCGACAATATCTGCCCACGTTGGCCATACATATTCTGTAAAACTGCAACCAAATGCAAACATTCGTTTCATAATTTTAACCTATCAAAAATGTTATTTGCTAATTCTGCATATCCGATCTCATTAAAATGAGAGCAAAAAGATGTGTTTTCTGGGGTGAGTTGTGGAAATTTTATATTCAAATATGCATCTTCTTGTAAATACGATACGTTTCTATCTGCTCCTTCTTTAAATAGAAAATCAAAATAGAACTTATACCCTCTTAGTTGACAGAAGTATTTTATTATTTGTATATAAAAATCTCTTTCTAGGTGTAAATCTTCTTCTGGATTTTTCATCAATTCCAACAAACCAGTTATTAATTTACTATATTCATTTCTATTATTATTGATGTGTATATCCTTTACTAATCCGTTTATAAAAAAACTTATTCGTGAAGACGAGGGGACTAGCCATATAACTGTCACATCATATCCTACAGAAAAATCAACTTCTCCATACCCACTTAAAAATCGTTTTACTTGTCCCGATGGTCCACTACCGCCACGTCCTAAATTGATAACTCTATCAAACCCCATCATTTCTTTTAGTACATTTGGCCAAGAATATTCTAAAAATCTAGACTTACTTAAAAATAACATTTCATGAAATTTATCAATTCTATCTTCTGGCAAAGGAGTCGCCCAATTAGGATTGTGACTAATATCTTTATTTCCTAACAGAAACTCTGCAAGTTTTGTTGGATCATAATTTCCCCATCCCTCAGTAAAACTATCACCAAGCGCAATAAGTAATTTAGGTTTCATATATCGCATCTATTCTTAGATTTTAATGTTCTATAGTTATACTCTACTATTTCTTTTATATTTTTTTGCCATAATAACCAGTATTCGTCTGGCATAGTACTTAATCTTAATAGTTCTTTCATAATAGCGTTATGACGTTCTTCTGAATCAGTAATTGTATCGTACTCTTCATTTATAAATGGCGAAAACGTTTTGTATCCCAATTTTCTTAATTCAATCAATGCTGTTGGCCATCCTGCTATTATAAACGGGTGTTTTAATGAAATCGGTTTAAAAACCTTTTCAGAAAAAAATTTATAAGCTCCAGTAGTTTCTACGTTTACATCAAACATAGTTTCTGTTACTACGCTAAAATAACTTTCCGAAAAATATTGAATATCATCCTCAATGATATTTGTTGGGTTCGTTCTAGTTTCTGTTATGTTTAATCGTATGGGTAACATACCGAGTACATCGTTGAGGTTGTCGTACTGTTTATTACGAAATTTATTATCGTTTAATAAATTTTCTATACACGCCCCTTCGAAAGAAAAAAAAGATTTGTTAAATAAATTATATTTAATACTATCATATAGTAAATTAAATCTATATAGTTTTGCAACTCTATTAAAGCTCAGAAATAATTTTTTTTTATTTATTATTTCATAACTTACTTCTGGCATATGAAGTAACTGTTCAGCAGCGTTTACTTCAAATATTGGCGTATATTTTACTTCTATCTTATTTTTCCAACCAAATTTTTCAAACATCACATCATATTTTTCTTGTCCATCAATAGATCCAGTAAATGTTATAAACTTTATTGGGTGGTCTACAAAATAATCTGCAATTCTCTGCATTTTTCTGATGTTATCACTTAACCACTCTGAGGAGTTGCTTAATACTATCACAGATACGTTTTTAGAAAGTGCAGTTTTAATTTCAGTCACTATAGATTTAAATGCCCTTTTTATAAAGCCAAAATCTGCATTATGACCGGCGTATATATAATAGTAATTTTCCATATCACAAATATTTGAATTCGTGCTCTTGGAAGATCAGTCGTGTTTCTTCGTCCATAATATTTACTGGATTTTGATTTCTGGTATTACCGTAATGAATGATTTCTCCGGGATGTTGGAACGATGTTAATTTTCTCCACGGATCTATAACCGTTACCCAACTAGGGAACCGAATATTTTCCACGTATTCTTCCCAATAACCGATTAAATACACATCCGTCCAATCAGTTCGTAAATCAGAATCTCCTGTGTGTTCATCGTAGTAATTTACTTCTCCGCCCAATTGTTCTATATAATGTCCGACCAATAGACTAGAACTACCGTTTAAATAAGGTACACCGGGTTTGTATGATTTACCTATTATTGTAATCTTTTTACCGTTTTCAATACATCGTTCTGCTATATTTTTTGCTTGTATTTCTCGTGCAACCATTATAGAATCAAATAAATCATAACCTAAATTTAATTTCTTTGCCAAATATCTTAATGCAATGTTGTCACGTGGATGACACGCACCGCCGTCACCCATTCCCGCAGTCATATACTTTGGTCCCATTATACGATCAGTGGATTTCTTTAATGCGTTAGTAACTACATCTACATTTATGTTACCGTTACGTTCAGCAACGTCTTGTATCATATTTACCAATGCAATTTTGGTAGAGATAAATGTATTATAAAAAATTTTAATTGATTCTGCCTCATCCCATGTACCAACTTCATATCGTGGATCGTTCTGCATCATCGTTTTATAAAAATCAATTAAAATTTTAGCATCACCAGTCAATGAACCATCCTGGGTTCCTATGATTACCATTTCAGGATTTACCATATCCCGTTCAACCGTACCCATTGCTATTAGATATGGATTATATATAAACCTATAATTTGTGGTGTGTTGTATAAATTGACTGCGTACTGTTCCTGGAAGTACTGTACTTATTAACACCACCAACTGATCTTGCGTACAGTGATTATTTAGTTCTCTGAGAACGTCTGTTACTGTGAAGTAGTCAAAGTCTCTTGGTTCTAAATGTGAAGTTGGCGTTTCTCCGCCATAAAATTCTTCATGTGGAGTTGGAACTGCCACGAATATTAATTCGGCATCCAATACTGCTTCTTGAATACTGTTAGCCAATGGAAACTTCGGTGTCGGTGGACGCATTGGATCATATCCAGTAACCGTATGTCCAGCGTTCACCATTTCATTTGCACACGGTGCACCGAGTTTACCGCACCCAATCATAGATACTTTCATCAAAACCCCTCAACTTAAAGTAATTTTTAATATATATTATTCAATTTCAATTGCATCGTATTTTAATATATTGTTTATTAAAATTGGTTTTATTATATCGGGATAGGTTGTTCCCAACTTTATAGCATGTTCTTTGTTTGCCAAAAGTTTATCTTTAACTTTATTATACAATAAAAACTGGTCTTTCCTTGACAATAAATTAAGTCTGTGTATTTCTAATACAGCCATTTCAAATCTACGAACGTCATCTTCTATAGAATCAAATGAATAATCAAATATTTCCTCATATAATTCAAATCCAAGTTCTTTCAACCATAAATTATAATTTATTTTGTTGATCACAATAAATGGTTTCTTTAAAAATAAAGGAATTGTAGTTTTTTCCGTTATGAAATAATGATCTATTGTTGATTCATTTACTAGTTGTATAAACGAATTATTGTATTCTGACGGTAGAGTTCTAAATGGGTTTGGTGCGGTGAGAAACTTCTCGTCCAAAACAAGTTGTTTTTCTTTCCAGTATAGAAATTCGTAGGCATAATCCGTATATTTTCTGGTAGGTATTATCCAAGAAATTGCTTGATCATCAATCAAATTATGTTTTTGCAATAGATCCATCATTAAACATCTGTGTGGATGTGGTCTATTATTTAGAGATATTAATGTATATTTAATATCTGCTTCGGAGTTTAATTCATATGCAAATCTATCTAAATCACCAGGTTCATCAAACCCATTATTTTGCAATGATACATTAAAAAATGCAGTTTCCCACGGAACAACATTCTTTATACAGTTAAATTTAGTAGAAGTAATATCGTGCAATAAAGCTTCCGTAGATTTCCAGCAATTAACAATGGTTATATTAATATGTTTTTCATTTGCCCAATCCAATAAAACATCAAAATTAAAAGAACCGTCTGCGCTGAAGAATGATACATAATTATGTTCTTGTTCATTTACCAGTATGACCTCGTTAATATCTTGTCTTTCCCGTAATGAGTTAATGTCTATTAGATCTGCTGCTCTAGTTCCTATATACAGTCTCATATATCATCTCAATGTTTCCCAAAAGTCCAGTTGTATATTTTTATGTCTACTTTTAAGTACTTCAAAATTGTGATCCACTACTTCGTTCGTTTCTTGAATAAATTGTGATTTTTTTGCATGACTCCATGAATCAATTTCTTTACATACATTTGAAATTGCAAAAACTCGTTCGCGATGGTTGTCAATAGTATCATAACTTTCATCAAACCAATTAGAAAATGTTCTATAGCCCTTTTTCTTTAATGATACCAAAGAATTTGGTGCACCAACTAAAATAAACGGGTGTCTATATTTAATAGGCTTGAACGTCTTTTCTGTTTCTGCAATTGCATGTTGATATGCGTGGGTTTCCGTTACAACACTTAATAAAGTACCTTTATAAAAATGCTCAGTAGAATGTCCTATTTCCATTGTCATTTCTGCATGTCTCGTATGATCAGATGACAGGTGATCTATTTTTAATGGCAGAATATATTGTTGAATATACTGTAGTTCTTCTTCCGAAATATCCAGCTGTTGCGCAATGTTACGATCTACCGTCTCTATAAATGAATTTGGAGACTCAGGATTTTTTTCAGGAAATGTAAACAAAGAACTTCCCAATAAATTTTGTTTGTAGAATGCCAAAAACAAATCAAGTCTATGTGGTCTGTATCTATAATTTAAACTCAAGAAAGTTTTATGTATGTGTCTGATGTGTCGGTCGTTTACATACTCTCGGTTTGTCAATTGTTTTGACATATTCCACTCAAACGAATCCCAACAAAATATTTTAAGTCTGTTAGATGTGGGTGTATTACGTTGATCACAAAAGTTTTGGTATAAATCATCTCCATTTGGACATCCCGTCATATAAATTACTTTATGCGGTGGTATTTGATGATTTAAAAAGTATTGTTCCATTAGATGAAAAAAGTTTGGATATACGAAAGATTCCATAGAAAAATCAAGTAACATGTATCCTTTCCCATTCCTAAGTCCATCCATCACTCTACTAGATACTTTAGAATTTTCAAATAATCCAGTGGGAACTCCAAACGTAAATAAAGATTCCGCAGTTGTTTTATAAATGTATTGAAAATCGTATATAAAAATATCTTCTCTAGTAACTTCACTGGCAGATTTTAATACAAAGTTTTCGGGAAATTTTGATAACACCTCTTTATAAAAGTATGCGGACGTTGCCCTACGATTATCAGATATCGTTACATTTTCCACGGATAATGCAAGATCATAAATGTTTGGCATTCGTGCATTACATAATGGACCTTGTGGTCCTATCCATTCGTAAATTACATTTATTTTAGTCATTATTTATTATAGTATAAATTTGATTTGCTACTGATATTTGGTGTTTTTCGCCGAAATGAACCCCATCGTATGCTGGAAAGATGTAGTCACTTCCCGAAAAATACCAACCACTTAATCCTTTGGTAAAATCAACTACATGTGGAACTATTCCTGTATATTGATTAAAATCTTCTATATTACAATTCCACATACTATTGATCAGTAAGTTATAAACTTTTACGTTTAACGCTTTTAGTAATACATTAACCGCACAATAATCTTCTATGAAATCATTGCTCCACATAGTATTTGACAGTATTGCCTTATCATAAACATCATTGATTACTCTATCGTGTAAATCTAATGCAGGATCAATTTTCCATTTTACATTTAAGTGCTGTGGAGCGCCACCCTCTCGTATGAAAGTTTTTCTTGTCGGTTCAGTCCAAAGAATTAACACTCGTTCTGGCAACGGCATTCCAGACAAGACCCACGAAAATAATGTATGTTTTACATATTTTGCGCTGGATCCTCCTTTCCCTAAATTAAGTATTTTCGTATTCAATTTACCTTCTAGGTGATGTACCCACATTTCTGTATGACGTACACCAATTCCCTCGGTAAACGAACATCCAATTGCAATATCAAATTTTCTATCTTGTACAGTAGAAAACTCATAAGTTCTATATCCCATAGAATTATAGGTATAGAAATCATCTTCCATTTCATAATAAGGCCAGTCAGAAGATGGAATGTTCAATACTTTTATTTTTTCTAAAAACTCTAGATACTGTCTTTCACTATAAGTACCGTCAAACTTAGAACTACCGACGTTTCCATAAAAATGGGCAAAATTGAACAGTTGATTGTACTTATGTGTTGGAGAAAACTTAAGCATTACTAAAACTCCGTTTAGGAATAATGATATCTGTCCCGCAGTGGCAATGGTATTTATTGCAAGAAATAGTTTTCGGACCAACTCCGTCAACGTTTTCTAAAATATGTCCCACGTTGCCAGACAATCCGCAACTAGCCATTGATACATATCCCGCTGGGTTGATAAAAATACTGTCACCAATGTCACAGTCCCATCCAGTAAAAAAGTTTTCCCGTTTAATAATCAATTCGTTACTATTAGTGGGGGAGGTTGACCCATCGTCCCATCTGTTAAGAGAAACTGCTTGACTTTCCTTGTAAATTTTATTCGGTGGCCATTTTACTTCCAAATCCCGATGTTCTTCCAGCCACCTATCTTTAAAAGATTCCTTATATTTCCAAGGTGAAGCGTTTCCCGACATTTCGTCAAATAACGGAGTCCACTCAATAACATATCCAGGAAGTTTTTCTTTTAACATTTCCCCGTACTCTACTACTTCCCAAAAACGTTCCTCGTGCATCAACATTTTATTACAAAAATAACTAATCTTGTCACACATTAATAAACTATTTTCAAGATATCGTTGTTTGTTTACACTTTCAATGTGAAAACTTGCCACAACATCATCAAATAAATGATAATATTTTTCCCACCAATCCGTAGCGCGACTGAGATTGGTGTTAATTGCTATCGTGTTGTTTGGGGTATATTCTTTAAAAAATTCTACTACTGGTAATAGGTTCTTCCAGATGGTTGGTTCTCCACCACTTAGGTATATTTTAAATGCATCATATCCACCGTCTAAATACCTGTCAACGATCAATTTTAAATTTTTTAAATATATATTTAAATTTTGACTGTTTTTATGGTTACCACTCCAGTTACCAGGATTACAATATGAGCATTTATAATTACAATGATCATTTACCTGCCACGTGATGGCTAAGTATTTAGTTTTTGGATAAATTTCTAAGAGTTTTTTCTCAGCCATAGATATAGTTCCGTTAATTCAGGTATACTTTCGTACCACAGTTCATTTCTAAGTCCATCGTATTTTTTATTCTTATCAAAAAATTCTTTCAATAAACCTACATTTGCTTCTGCTTTTTCTAATGCACCACACACAGTTCTAAATTGCCCAACGTTTTGCTCATACTGTTCGGAATCCAAATATTTACCCTTGATCCAGTGGAAATGGTACCACCACTTGTCTTCCAACTTAGCAGCAATTTCTCGTGGTAGATTACCTATATTCATTTCTGGAGGATACGTTAAAATGTTTAATCGTAAACCAGATACGTCAATCAACCCTTCCTCTATGAGCCACCGATGAAAATCTGGAAAACTGAACACGTTGAATAGTGATATTGTCGGAGTTATTCCTAATTTTACATGCGGTACGTATTTCTTAATATCAAGTAAATTTTTATGTATTTGTTTCCACTCGGTACCATGACGCAACAATTCTGCAACATCATCTCGACCATCTAAACTAGCCCAAATCTGTACGTTCGGAAATTTTTCCCAGTACTCAATTGCATGTTTATTTTTATACCGAAGAGTCAATAAATTTGTAGTGTACGTTAGTTCCACATTAGTATGATTGTGTTCTATCCAATAATCCAAAATATCATAATGTTCGTTCGTAATTAACGATTCTCCTCCGGCAAAATACACTTCTTCCGTATCCAATAAGTATGGCTTTAATTTAGTCAGTAGAGTTCCATCGTCGTTTGCGTTTACTACAGTACTGTCCATATTAAAGAATTTTTTTAGATCCTTTTTACCAGACTTACCCTGCATCTTGACAAATTCATCTGCCCATCTACTACTACATCCCGGTCCACACGTACGACACTTCATATTACAAATATTACTAAAGCGTATATCTAAGTATTTTAGTTTAAACTTGTTAATTGATCCATCTGTATTAGTACTTTCTACCAAATCAATTGACTGTTCATATCGTCTGGCATTATTTGATTTACGCATGGACCAAATACCCATATCTTCCAAATCATAACACCGTTTGCAAACGTCAACATATTCATCGTTTAACATTTTTAAACGCATCTCATTAAAATCTGGACTGTTCATAATATCCAGTACGGTGTCTTTATCTGTAGAAGATACAGGCTTATTAGAGTCTGCTATACAACATGGCATAACTCGTTTATCTGGCCATGCATGAAAATGTATCCACGGCAGAATACAAAAATGTTTTGTTTCTGAAATAACCGGTAATTGTTTAGATAGACTCATACCATTCCTTTAATTCTGGGTAGGTTTCTGAAAAGTTGTCGTTGCGGATACTATCAAAGTGTTGCGTGAGTTGTTTAAACTTCAGTTGGTGTTCTCGTACAGGGTCTAATTCTTCTTGAATAAAATGATAAATATCTGTTAATCCGTGCGCAATTGGACCATCTGGTGCGGTTTCTAACCACTGACCAATTTTACTCTTTATATCACGTTTCATTTCTCTCGTAAATACGTTGTTTAAATTATAATGGTCAGGATTTATAAGTTTGTAAAAAGAACAGTGCGTATTATGTAAATCTATTACTTGGTGTTGTTGTAAATTTTCTAAAAATTCTATAATAGTATATGCGTTAAACACTCCCACCACACAATTAAATCGTATTGATACGGTTGGGCAGTTATTCCGAATGAACTGTAGGTTTCCTATTACTTCACTCCACACGGTACCCTTTCGCATATACTCTGCTCTCGCACCAAATGAGTCCAGACTGGCATAAAATTCTACTTGTTTAAATTTATTCCATAGATCAGTAACGTGTGTATTACCAAATTTTAATTTACTACTGTTACTGTTATATCGCAAAACAAGATCCGTATTATTATTCTCAATCAAGAACTGGAGTATTTCGTAGTGTTCGGGAGTAATCAGTGGTTCCCCACCTGCAAAATATAACATTTCCAATTCTCCTAGATGTGGCTTAAACTGCTCTAAAAGATTTGGATTTCCATTTGATGCATGCATCAATCCATTAACTTCGCCGTATCCTTGTTTGAAGGATTCGGCCGCCCACGTGGAAGAAAACATATCTCCACACGTACGACATTTAAAATTACACAAGTTACTGAACCGTACGTCGAAATATTTTAGATGCATACCAGGAAGATATCCATCATTTTCTGTTACTTTAGTTAAATCAAAATGATGACCAAACTCATTATTTGCAAAATTACGAAATGAAAAACCACCGCCTCCAGTAGATTCGTGCTTATAACAATTTGCACATCCATCAACTCGTTCTCCAGCAAGTAATTTTTTACGAATTACTTTTAAATCCTCACCATTCCAAATTTCATCAATTGTTTGTTCACGAACGTTACCTATTGGATTTTCGTATTTTGTAGTACAGCACGGGTACGTGGCCCCATCTGTGTTCACATACAGATGAAGCCACGGAAACATACAAAATGTTTTATTATGTGTTAATAACTGGGAGAGTTCTGGATGTTGATTCATTTGCCCCACTCAAGTAAAACGTTTTATATTCAGGAAATGTTTCTGGAAAGTTTGTGCCGCGTCGTTTATCATATTCAGTAAACCAGTTATAAAAGTCTTTACGAGCTTCCTCAAGTTTATCTTCTGAATATACTGTATTTTCCATGTATTTAACCACCCGACGAAACCGCTCAAGTTCCAACTCAGAGAACTTTGTGACATCGTTTTCGTCAGTATTCTCTTCCATAAATGTAAGGTGACTGTGCATATAAGGCATGAACTCTTCTTTTGGTAAGATGTTCATATCATACTGCAAAGGTTCTTTTAAGTATGGAGTATCAAACCGAATCTTTCTTTCCAATGGTCTTATTTGATCGTCTGGAATAATATCGTTGTAACGTACTCGCCATTCAAGAATCTTTTTTAATAGTTGATCAAATGTACTGACTGATAGTGCGTTGAACGTTATCATAAACGTGACATGACTTTTGGTCATACGAACATATGTATCTAAATTCTTTTCCCATGTTTCAAGATCTAATCCAGTTCTAAGATATTCTGCACGTTCTCCCCACGTATCAATACTACTGAACAGTTTGAATTTTTTAATTGAATTTGTTTTAAGTAGTTTATTTACTTCTTTGGAAAGTCGAACTACCCATTCATTTTTTCCACCAAGATTACTATTAATATTAAGTTCCAAATTTGGCAAAGGATTTTCTTTAAGTGACTGTAGCAATCTCCAAGTACTCTTGTGCATTAAAGGTTCTCCGCCAGTTAAACGAAGAATATTTAATGTTTTACTTACTTCGGGCCACCACTTCCACCAGGCCTCAACGTATGGATTTGTTTCTTCCTCATACATGGTAAACCAATCAATATCTTGTCTATGATTTTTTACCATACCATATGGACCAAATTGTTGTATTTCTCTGTAGTAACGGGAGGATGCTTTGGGATGACAATATCCACATTTAAAGTTACATTCGTTTCCAAAACTTAACTCAATATACTCGGGATTTATATCAAAGTCCCAAGGCATGTCTTTAATTTCTTGTAAACGTTCTTTTGTGTAAATTGATGCAGTACGAATATGTCTATCGGAAATATACTCCGGTCCCATGTTTTCAATATTCCAACAATATTGACATCCAGCGGGTCTTTCTCCCTTCAACATCTGCTGACGTTCTTGCTTCTTGTGTGACGTATTATGTAAAGCAGATGGATTCTTTTCTATTTCATCCAACGGAATCCTGTGTGGAGCGGGATGATAACAACTGTGGGTTTCTCCAGTCTGTAGATAGATGGTTACGTGATGCCACTTTGCCAAACAGAATGATTTACTGATTTCATCCGTTATGGGTAGTACTGTTTTAATTCTATCTAAATCATAGCTCATTGCTTATATCCTATACACATATATCTTGTAAATTGTGCGCAGTCCAGTTCACCTTTGTAAAGAATATTATCAATATGATTTTGAGATACGAACATATCTAAATTTTCTGAGAACCTTACGTGATCTGCAACCGCATGATAATTATTTCCTTGTACGGCAAGTAAAGTATTTTCTTTAATATTTGCAAACCAATCATCATATCCACGTTGACGTAAATGTTCAGTAGAAGTATTTACTATTAATGCAATGTCGTCTGGATAGAACTCTTTGGAGAATACTGTCATGTCGTATGTTTTAAACTTAATACGTGGATCGTTGTTTGTCAACATATTTCCGTACAATGCACACTTTGGATCTTTATCTAAACTATACACTGTATGAATGTTTGGTAAATGATCAATAATTAACATTGCCGCAAATCCATGCCAACCGCCAAATACATAAGCAGTTCCAGTTTTTTCCCACTCAGGATTATTTTTATAAATTTCTTTTATCTGATCAATTAACCACGATTTACTTTTTACTTGACTGCCCCAAAATGCTTCCAACATATCATATCTATTTCTAGAATCATTAGTTTCTCTTATGAGGTTGATCCAGTGTATAAATCGGTCTTCAGTAATATATGAACGGGTCACGTTTTTTGATCTCCTGTATTTTACGTTTGGTTACATACTTTTCGGTAATATTGTGTATACCGAAAATAATCCAATCAAGAATCTTCACTAACATATTCATTCTCCATTACCGTTAATTGTTTTGTTGGTTCCCGTATACTGGAACCATTGTTGTTACCCCAATCACCAGCCTCATTAAATTTATACTTAAAGGAAAAATCTATTATTCTATTTAAATGAGCTTCTTCTCGTAACAAATCTCCAAAATCCGAATCTGCTCTACCATTAATTCCCCACGAGGGTTTTGCCAATTTTTTAGCACGAACTGCGGTATTTGACATCATTCTACTATAGTCTTGTGCGTAGAATGGGCCCTTTCTACCTGGATTGCCGTCTTCGTCAAATTCATGTGAATATGGTCTGTTGTCATATGGATTGTCTATCTGATCAAACTGGTAGTCAAAGTCTGCGTACCATTTACCATCATCCGTGATACTAAATCTGAACGTTGCGGAATACATACCAGGCCCAAACTGATTGCCAAATTCTTTCAAGTCAATCTCTGGATTAAACTTCACCACTGCATCATATCCACCACGGGTTTTCCATAACATTCTAAAAAACGGCCACATTTCGTTTACCAGTGCATCCGCAAACGGATTAATATTTGGTTTAATTATATTATAATCAAAGTCTTCGTAATGTTCTATTTCGTTAATGGTAGATGGGTTATGTAAAGTTATTTCATAATGTTCTTTTGCTAAGTTAAACCGAACGGGATATCCAAAGGGGGTATCCGTACAGCCTGTCATGAAATCTAAAAACATATGAAATGTCTTTACTCGTGTCATCACATGTGTGCCGCCGCGTCGGAGATCGTTCGTTATCCAATGACCTTGGTATTTGTGCGCAGATACATTAAATCGGTGTGTGTTTTGACCAACAATGGTTTCTGGTCCCACTGCCATTCCTACACCCGCACCCACGTTGTTGATATTGTTGTTTCTATTTCTCCATAAAAACGTCATACTATCAGCAAAGTCTTGTAATTCTTCGTTTGGAAATCCAACAATCCAGTTGGTTGCCGCATAAATTCCGACTTCTTTTCCATGACGAAAATTTGCTTCCATCTCTTCAATGGTAACACCTTTGTTCATTGCATCAAGAACTCGTTGACTACCGGATTCAATCCCATAGTTTAACATAATACATCCACCGGCTTTCAAATCTTTAAAAAATTCTAAGTCCATTCTTCCATCGCACCGAGAATATCCTGTCCAATGAATTTTTAGTCCCTTCGCTTCTACCGCTTTACAGAAAGCACGGAGTTCTTTGAGATTTCCATTGACTAAGCTATCAATAAACCAAATGACATCAGTTCCTTTGTTATAATACAACCACTCAATTTCTTTAATAGCATCTACGGCAGTACGTTGACGATACTTCCAGAAGTGCGTTTCTTCACAAAACGTACACTTGGCTGTACATCCTCGACTAAATTGACTATTCACACCGTTTGGTAATTCATATTGAGAGAAGTCAATACTTTCATAATCTGGCATGGGAAGATTATTGATATTAATTCTTTGTCCTTCTGGTTGTACGATGTACCACGTTTCCGTGCGTTCTACGCCATGTTCTACCTCATCCAAAATGTCTAAGATTGCTCCTTCTCCCTCGCCACTGACCACGTAGTCATAATATGGTTGAATATTAAACCAACTTTTTTGTACGTTACTTCCGCCAATTGCAATTTTAATTTTTGGATTTCGTCTTTTTAACTCTTGTGCCATCCACTTCGTCGGTTCTTCGCTAATATAATACATACTAAAACCAACTATGTCCGCACCATATTCCAATATTTGATCAATTGCAGCAGTAAGTATAGGTTCTAGAATAGGATGGATGTCCTTTGCATACGTGTCACCCAACCAATGCCAACTAGCACTTGGATCCCATAATCTAAATGGTAACTTATTATTTGGTGCCCAATCATTTTTGTATTGGTTATATGCACGAACATTTAAATCCATGATTTTAGTTTCGTACCCAGCAGTTTTGGCAACTCCACTTAGTAATGCAAGATTATACGGAGGCATCTGTGGAGCCCATTCTGGACATAACACTAGTGCAAGTTTCGTTTTTCTAAACTTATAGTCGATGTATACTGGAGTAACATTTCTTTGCTCAAACGGTCTTACGTATGGAGCAATCGCATCCATCATAGCTTTATGCTTGGCATCTGCCACGTCCATCGTCGGTTGCTCAGGAGCTAATACTTCTGACTTTGCCAATCCCCGTAAATTAAAATCCATAACTATTTAACCCCTTAATTATTATCTCCATATTTTTTATCAAAATATTCTTCTAACCATTCCCATCGTTCGGTTTTTAACAATTCATCTACGTTGTCTCTATGCAGAGTGGCGTATGCATGTCCATCTCCAGCTCCTTGTAATACCCAATCGGCATATATTCCTTTTGCATGTGACCTCCATTGCTTTAGCCATTCCCTTGATAATTGCGTGTCTTTTAATGTTAACTTTACAGTTTCACGAAACGCAGTACGCCACGCTTCATATTTACTAGTTGCAAAATGTGCTTCACTTACCGTTAGTGGAATGGGATATATCTTACCGTATTCAGTCAAATCTAATCCAAAATTACTTGGGGTATTTTTTATAATTTTTGTATTATAACACCCAACTGCCATGTGTCCATATTCCAGTCCATTACTCATATTTTCTGCTTGAAAAATGATATGAGCTTCTGGTACACTGCCGTCTGGTACATAATCAAATACTGATGGATCGGTGACTTTATTTTTTCCTGTTACTACGAAAAAGTAGGGCGCAGTGTCCGCCATATCTGCGCATTGTAAAAATGCGTTCAACCGCGGAGAAATACCATCTACTCGTTCGGCTCTGGGACATACACGTTTTAGGTGTTTCCAATTTTCTTCTGCAGTAGTTTCTCCGTTACTTATAAAAAATACGGGAAATCGTTGTGTAATAATTGTTTCATTTGCAGAAGTAGTACGTTTTTTTGCAATTGTCGGTTGTACCTTAATAACATTAATTCCTGGCCAATCCCACGGACTGTCATGTTTTTTCTTATATTCTGCAATTTGTTTTTTATCACCTGCCCAACCAGCAATAAACGTTTCCTCTTCGCTCTTTTCAATAACAAACAACACCGGACCTTCTATATATGTCCATTTATCATCTGCATACATATACAAGTTTGTATCAGAGTCTTTTGCGTCTACTATATTAATATAATCCATCAGATCCAATTCATGAGGACCGAATAGTACCCATCCATCATCCATTCGTACTTCTGATAGCATGGAGGACACCCATCCAAGATTTCTGACCCATGATTTAGTCTCTACTGTCCAATATTTTTTAAATAGGTTAGTATGCAGTAACCAAGATTCGCCATTTAGCATTATTTTGTCCCCTTAATTTTCTTCCGCTTGACAATTTGTTCTTGATTCGTTCCAATACTTGGACCAAACGCCCATTGTCCAATGTGACGAATTTGCCGACTGAGGTTCATGTCTACAAGGATTTCATGACCCGCATCACGAAGTTTTCTTTGGAAGTAAAAATCTTCCCCGTGCCATGCTCCCTCTTTATATTCAAATTCAAACCAAGGCTTTTGAATGTTAGTTAACACGGACGTTTTCATCAACATGCACCCCATCCCAATTCCTTCCACGGGTTCCAACTCTTGTTGTGATTCCAGTGGGAGCCAGTTATCCCAGTCTTCCACCTTGGGATACGCAACCGTTGTGAGTGGCACGGATCTCTTCATGTAGTTTGCGGCAACGATATCTTTGTTATGACTCATCAATCGCAATGCAGTCGTTGAAGGAAACATCATATCTGAATCTAACCACAGTAGATAATCAGCTTTCACTTCCACTGCTTTATTTGCCAATCTTTCTCGTTGATTGAGGAGAATGGTACTCATGTCATAGGTTACGTGGACATCAATTCCAGTTAACACGCACGTCTTTATTAATTCCGTCAATGACATTGCAAATAACGTATGTACGGTATCTCTGCACGGTACTAAAATAATTAATTTGGTGGGCTTGGTCTTCCACGCAGATCCGTCAAAAATATTCTTACTCATACACCCGCAACTCCTTCTACCGAAGATGCAGCCTGGGTAGTTATGTCGCTGATAATATTGACCAGTTCTTGAATTCTCTTGACTGTTAGTTGGTAATCCGCCAATGGAAACTGCGTGATTGCGTTTAATGTATCCGTTGTATATTTTCCACGAATCAACATTTCCATTGCCGCAACACGGGAATACTTTTCAATCATTGCCATCCGTGCCGCAACCGGTTCATTTATTAACAACCGATATAAATGTTCTATATCATGGTCGTGTAAAATATTTTCTAAGAATTCAATACGATCAGTATTAGGTTCTGCTTGTTCCTTTAAGAACTTTAATTCGTATAATAATTCTAACAGCTTCAACTTGTCATACCCAATAGATACCCATTTTGAATAACGTTCTTCGTATTGGGACGGCTGTTCGTTTATACTTGCTAAAAGAAAATCGGGGGTAATACCATTCATAAAAACCTCGTTGTAAATGTAACCGTTGTTGAATATAACTAGATGATGTACCGTTGTCAATACCCACAATTAATATATAGTAGAAGATACCCGAAATGACGGCATAATACTTCTAGTTGGTGTTGGTGATGGAGAGTATCGTATTGATGGCGTAGGTGATGCACTTAAACCAAATCTAAAATCAAATGAGCCGCCGCCACCAACAGTTCCAGATGTCGGGGTAACTGTTGGAGTTACTGTACGAGTTGGAGTAACCGTTGGAGTAACCGATTGCGAAGTTGTTATCGTTGGGGTCACTGTTGGAGTAACCGATGGCGAAGTTGTTATCGTTGGGGTCACTGTTGGAGTGACGCTTGGGCAAATGACCGTACCTTGTAATTGACCAGCAGAATATTCTCTTAAAGTACCACCAACATTTACCACCCCCGTAAATGCGGCAGTACAACTATTGTTTGTATAAAAATATCCATTACAATTTGATTGATAAAATGGACCAGATGGGAATGGACTTGAACAATATCCACTTAAATTATTACCGTATGAATAATTTCCTTGAAAACTACACACGCAAGGAGAGGCACTTGGTGTAACTGTAGGCGTTGGTGTAATTGATGGCGATACAGTTATACTTGGTGTGACAGACGGCGTTTGAGTGACAGACGGCGTTTGAGTGACAGACGGCGTTGGTGTAATTGATGGCGATACAGTTATACTTGGTGTAACTGTAGGCGTTGGTGTAATTGATGGCGATACAGTTATACTTGGTGTAACTGTAGGCGTTGGTGTAATTGATGGGGTTTGAGTGACAGACGGCGTTTGTGTTACTGATGGAGTTTGTGTTACTGATGGCGATACAGTTATACTTGGTGTAACTGTAGGCGTTGGTGTAATTGATGGGGTTTGCGTGACAGACGGCGTTTGCGTGACAGACGGCGTTTGCGTGACAGAAGGCGTTTGCGTGACAGACGGCGTTTGCGTGACAGAAGGCGTTTGTGTTACTGATGGAGTTTGCGTGACAGAAGGCGTTCGCGTGACAGAAGGCGTTCGCGTGACGGTTGGAGTAACTGTTGGAGTCGGACTTGGAGTTGGAATGGGATAACATAAAAAATAATTTCTAGCAGTTGGCGTTACTGCTGGATTAGGTATGTCAAACGCAATAGTTGCATCTGTGTATCCCGGTGGACATCCTGGGGCCGGTGTGCCTTGCGGTCCTATTTGTCCATATTTTCCCACCAATGCATATGCAACAGATACAGAAGGTGCAATAATATAATTTGCAATACTTGCAGTTTCTGCATATGAACTAGTTGATGGGACACCAAACGGGAAAAATATACTCACAAATAACTCCTGGTTTTATACTAATCTAGTTGCCGATACCGTTTGGTATAACGGGCCAGTTGGTCCTACAAAATTTACCACATACTCGGCCAAAGAAGCAGTTGCAGGAAATCCCGCCAAAGATGTTGTAACTCCTACACTAGCACTTATGGCAAATGAACTACTGACTGGAATTCCTAGTGGTGAAAATGATATACTCATAGGTTAAGTCAACTCACGTAAATGTACAAACTTCCACTTTTCCACTAGCAACCATTTCCAAATATTGAGCAGTTGTTAACAAACATATACCCTTTCCACGGGAACCCGACTGTGGGTATAATACTTCCCCTGCATTAGAAGAAGACAGTACATATTGAATATAACTTATTTTACCTGCATAAGAAGCACTGATTGCGTATGCTGCGTTGTATAGAGAACCCGAACCATATGGATAGACTGATAGCACCTTAGTTCTCCAGAGAAAATACGTGTATTGATGCCGAAATATTTGCAGTTCCAGCAGTTGCCATGTTTTCTATGACATAGTAAATTTCATGTTCTCCAACCATTTTAGTTCTATCAATTCTAGTAAGATTCAAGTTCGTTCCCATGTTTTGTAAATTTGCCCCGATTATTTTTGGTACAAAATACGTGGTTTCACTGCCAGACAAAATTGCATCTACTATCAAATATGAAGTTGCGTTTGATTCTGTTGCGAACGGGCGTGTTATTTCTGTAGCATTATACAAAGAAGCTGATGTAGAGTATAATCTCACTCTTGCCCGTACGTCTGAACCGGAAACTGACGCACTTACTAATAAGTAGGTTTGTGGAATAGATGAATCCACTAATGACCCAGATGCTCTACTACCAGCACTCAAATTGTGTTGTATAGTAGGCAACGTCATTCTACTTGCTGCGCTAATGTCAGGATTTTCCAATAGGTAACGATTAAATGTTATGGTTGGGTATGGAGGTGACGTTACGCCATCAATTTTATAATACGTTAACTTTGATGAGGGATTCTGAACAACAGAATATAATACGGGATCTACTGTATGAGTCGTTGCGTTACTCATACTGAAATCCCCTATCAATGCCGTTTCCGCTGATATGTTTGTGTTTCCGAATACCCTATTTTTTTCTACCGCATTGTCTCTGCTGGATTGATTATCGTATAATCGTAATCTACAAGGAACGGTGTTGGTTATGTTTAATAACACATATGCGGATCCTAACTCAATTGACCCGGATCCTACGGAATCTGTTTGTAATGAGATGGACTCACGTTTTAAGGAAACACCCAGTTTGATATATTCAGCTAATCCCATATATTATATTTAAAGTGTACTTACATAAATAGTTTATACTATTAGTTTTCTCTACGTACGTCTGGGGAGTAATGTGAAATTCTGTTATGATTTATAGGACTTGCCAGTAAAACCGCAGGTGTAAGTTCTCCTCGTAACGTACGTTGGAACATATAACTCATCCACGTTTGTTCATATGGGTTTTCCCAAGGCGTTTCTAAAAACATTTTATAATTTCCAGTTTTACTAACTAACATGGGCCAGTTTGCATAGTATACATCGCCAACTGCATAAGATATGCCACCATGAACTTCTATTCTATTAAACTTTGTTCTCGGAGCGTTGGGATCCAATCCAGTAATAGGTAGTTGGTCATAATCTGGCCACAATTCCGTACGAATGCTTTGTGGAACATTATACCAAGAAACTTGGATATTATTATCCATATAAACTTCTGTATACGACACTTTCAGGAAATCCAGGCTTTCTTTTGCCACTATTTCATGAGTAAGATCATACAAATTGGGTATGTAAGTTTTGAACCCATTTCTACAGGTATTTCCCGTGATAGGTTCATGTAAACACATATCATCCTCAAAAAAGTAATAATACTGACTATCGCTTTCGTGAAAATGTTTAGCGGCGTAGTGTCTCCCGCGATTAATTCCTAAGTTAGTTCCTGTTTGGATGTGTTCAAACCCATAATGTTTACACAAAAAATCATATCTTGCAAACGTTGAACTATCTGTTGAATTGTTAATTAAAATTTTTCTTGGTCTGTTTATGAAGTCTGGGTGTAGTTCAAAACTTTTCAGTAATGTTTCAAACTGTTCAGGGAAATTAAATCCCAATACGTATAATGAAGTTTTATCTTGTTTGTTGTATCTATTATGTGAAATTATTTTTTTAGTGTTATCAATAGGTTCCAACGCAACAGAGTCGTTTATCAAATCTTGAATAAACTTCACTATCAATCCATTATCACTCAACGCATATCTGCGGTAAATATTAGGTTCTAGATGAGACATGATACTAAAAATACTTTCTTCGGTACCCATGTAGCCATTATCAAGGGAGTCTTTTAGTAGTGTATAATACACTGCATTTGCTTCACTCAAAACATCTTTGTGACCACCAAATAATCCGCCACGACACACATAATTGACACGTGTACGTGCATATCGGTTCATTGCACTGAAGTCAAACCCATGAATTTCTGTTTGAGTCTGGTATGGGTAACTTAAAAATAAAAATGTGTCTAGGTGATCTATTATCTTATCAAGACAATGGTTCTCAGTAAAAAACTTCTCATAGACGGTATTAGTTATTCCCGCATCTAACCAAATAAAATAATCGTTATTAAAGACATTCATCAACTTCGCATCGTGTAACATGAACATCTTTGATTGTACTATTGGGTTATACCACTCGTTAACTGCTTGTGGACTGTTGACTAACCATCCAGTTTCTCCTGTTTGATTATACCACGACGGATTTGTACGAATTGCTTGGGTACTATCCCAAAAAGGACCATATAAATTTTTGATATCTTCCAACTCAAATATTTTAACATGCGTATTTGTTTTGTTTCTATTTGAATTCTGCCACACTAAATATTCCAGATCTTTTGGTAGATACAAAAACATGTTTACTGGAATGTCTAGAAACTTTTTGAAATTTTCTATGTAATGATCAAAAGATCTACCTTCCCGTTGAATATTCCATAACCCACTAACCAATGTTAGGTTAACCGGAGGTTTAGTTTCAATGTGTAAAGTACTACAGAGTTCTTCAAAGCTGTGAACTTGTCCTTTACCACTATTATTTTTTATGATGACAATAAAATTTCCACCAAAAAAGTATTCGTGCGCATCGGCAATGTTTTTAAAGTTTTTCTCAAACTCTTCAAATATATTAGTACCGTCGCCGCCACCGCCACAATCTTCAATTATATACAATCCGTCTGGTTTAACTTTTCTGAAAAAGTTATACATGGTATATAATTGACCAATTCCCGTGTGTAAACCATCGTCAATAATAATATCAAGAGATTCGTCTTGAAAATACTGGTTACACTTAACTGTGTCCACAGAACTGAATATAAATGTTTCCAGTCGTTCCTCTTTCATTCGACAATCTTCTGCAACATCCACTCCATAAATTTGAGCATTTTGGAAGTAGTCTCTCCATGCACGAAGTGATCCACCTGGCTTATAGTGTGGATACAATCCTGTATTTCCGACAAACGTACTTGGTATTTCTGGCTGCAAAGTACCGATGCCGATTTCTAACAATGACTGCACCGTCTTTTGTCTTGATCGTAACAATTGATCGTACAGAGGAGCGTAACCACTTCTAACTTTATCAGAACCGTATTTTTCTACATAAAAACTTATTGTATCATTCATATTACGTCTACCTGAAACATGTGTTTAAATTATTCACTACCATGATTGACTTTGATGTCTTTGAATCCTTCGCCAAATAATTCAACCATTTCATTTTTGTATCCAACGCGAATTTTATTTAATCCACGGATTGCAATTGCGCGACGACCGACTTCTTCCAGTCCAAGTTCACCTTCTCGTCCGGCACGAATATCGGCTTCTAAATCCCAAATCTTTCCATTTACTTCAACCAATTTATCAATGAATTCTTTAACATCATATGATGCCAATTCTGAATAATACGTATTGATTTCATCGGTCATATCATTGTCAGTCCGCTGATGTTTTAAAATTGCGATAGATAGTCTATCCGCCATTTCTGATACTGGCATTTTCATATTATTTACCTGTTCATGTATCCGAGTTGTTCAAACTCAGGCGGTACATAAAATCTGATATGTAGTGGGTCGCCACATCCTTGTCCGGGATCGTGGGCAATTCTACCCGTTACAGGAAAACTATTTCCTACCAATGTACCCCATTCTTCAATAGAATTATACGTGGGATCATTTTCATAAGGAACCACTAATTTATGTATATCTTTGCTTGCTAAATAGGCAGACAGTAATACGTCATCCGACATGGTTTTTCCTACAAAGTCCGTAAATAACTCTTCCGTAAAAAATCCTCTTTTATAGGAAACGGACTTGTAATGTTGAAGTACTCGTACACGAGTAGGTGTGGGAATCATACTTACAAAGTGATCACGAATATCACTAAATATAGGACCATCAACGACATCTAATGCGTCATATCCAATAGCACAATTTTTATATAGTTCTTGATTCCGTACATGTTCTTTAATCATGTCTGGGTGATACCGTTGGTCGTCATCCACGATAATAAGAATCGTATCATCGTTTGTTATTCGTCGGATGGTGGGTAGTATCTTAGTCACTGGACCTTCATCTTCAACTCTGAATATTTTAACTTTATCCAGCGATGTTAGCCATTCAGGAATAGTGTACTCAGTATTATGAAGTTTATATGTCCGAGGTATATTAAAATGTATTTCAAAATCATCATAGTTTTGCTCACACAATGACATAATACAAGAATATATACCTTCTTCCCCGTAATGTGTATTACTTAAACGTTCGGGAATTGTTGTTAATGATACTATAACATTTGTCATGATAACCACTCGTCTAAATTTAACTGATTATAAGTATTAAGTACTTGCTTCTCAATGATTAAATTATCTTCGTAATACTTTCGAGAGTTTAACGAAATCATATGTAAGAACTCATCATTATGTATTACATCACTATATCGTTGATGTAATAATTTTACATATTTTTCTCCTGCGGTACCATAATTTTCCATATCAACCGGACGATCTATTGAAACATAATGATGATTTGGTATCAATGGAGGATTAAAATTGTTTAAATATTCAAATCTGATAAACGGGATTCCAAGTCCCATCAATTCTATATCTCTATAACAAAATTCTCCTCTGCCATCAACGGATAATGCAAGTTTAGTATCTACTAAATGTGTCAGATATTCTTCTTCTGGTACTGGACTGAAGTTATCGTGTATGATTGCTGGATCAATTACGTTTAGTATAGTGCGTGCTTCCAGAGAGGTTCCTTTAAAATATAATTTTTTATTTGTTGGGGAGTGGGTTTTTCTAATATTGTAATATTTGTCTATAAGGATGGGATCAATATAGGGAAAATATGTCCACGGTTCACATTTGTAAGATTCTTCATGAAAAAAATACTTTACAATTGAATCCCTGTGCTGCGACATCAACGCTTTCTTAAAATGAGTATTTTTGTAAAATCGTACCGCACACCCAAGCGTATCATCTCTAGTTGATATTAGAAAAAAATCTTTAGTGTGTTGGTTTTCTATGATATATTCGGATTCAAAAATACCAAATTCATCTTCATGTGATAGTAGTTTAATATTAAACGGTTTAGAATGTGCGTGTTCAAATTCTCTACACTCTTCTACATGAAATTTTGTAGTTAAAAATCGCGTAAATTCATCAAAAAATATATTATATCGTCTATTTTTATATGTGTATGAATTTGTAGGATTATAAATTTTTATGTGTGACATTATATGATATACTCCACTTTTATATGTGTATGAATTTGTAGGATTATAAATTTTTATGTGTGACATTATATGATATACTCCACACGTTCACACCACCCACGATCCTTGCTATACGCCCAGAACACGACTTTCTTCGGACTCTTTCCCGTTAAGAACATTTCTTCATAGTGAATCGGAATATCATGTTCCATGAAATTTTTTAGTTGATGGTCTACAATATATCGTTGATTCAATCCAATTCCATTTTCATCATCAAATGCAACGAGAATGTGTTGGTAGTCCGTTGCTGGAAAGTCTTTCTTGTGTATGGTTACCAGATGATAGAATGATTTCATGAAGGAGTTTTCCCACTCTTCCTCATTATCTATCATTGGGTTTGGTGGAAATTTATTCTCAATGGTATATGATTGAACAGATTTTTTCTTGAAGTGTATCCCTGCATACTTTTCAAAATCTCGTAACGATCTAACCGTGCCCAAATCATATCCTGTGAGATCAAACCCGCCGTCTTCGGTTTTCAACAACTGTCGGACTTTTGCTCGGGCACGATCTTGAAATAGTGCCCAATTCTCACCACGTTTATGTTGGTCGTCCCACAACAATTTTCCATCGCGTTCTTCCCGCATCGTGGCGTGCCAAATGACTAATTTGTGTGGGTGAAATAAATCATATCCGTGGGTAAACGAACGAACTGTGAGATTCAATTCTTCGCCACTGAAATAGATGTCACTGTCATGTTTGATTTCCTTTGCCCACTCCGTACGAGCAAATGCAAAGTGACCCGAAATAAAACGGGAATGGAATGGCTCCGTCATAGTTTGCCAATTCGGTATCCCGCCAGGACGAATGAAGATAGTTCCATGTGGATAGAAGGCAGCAAACTGTTGTTGCCACGGTTCCATCGTTCGTCCTTCGGGATCCTTGAACGGATTGTAATAGGGGAGGTAGCCCGTAAGAATTGGTTTAAATCCTTTCTTCTCCAACCCAGCATGCATGTTAAGTAATTCAACATCCCAATGTTCAATAAATCGGTGATGTGCGTCTAACTGGAGAATGTAATCTTCATCGGTGATCAGTTCATTGATACGGAATCGTGCATACGGCAATCCCTTTGCTTGTTCATACGGAATATCAATAATCTTAAATCGTTTATCTTTCCGAAACTCGTCTACATTGTCAAACCCATCCGTTGGGTTAAATTGTCGGCAAATACCAAACCGCAATCGTTTCGGATACTTTGCTTGTGCAATTGCATCTTTTATGGTAGGAATGAGTTCCGGTTCTCTGTATGCGGGGAGGTGAATAAATATTGTTTTCATCGTCTAAATACTCCCGTTAACCGCTCAGTAAAGCCTTTTGATTCACTCTGTGGCCAGACCACCCATCCATGTGGCAATTGCTCAGAATGGAAACTTCTCCAGATATGAATAAATTTATCAGTTTCCAAAGGTACACTCAATATTTTTTCAATTTCTTCTTTAGTTGCGTCTTCACGATGGATTTCGTTTCCGTCTTTATCCGTAAATGCTACTGCCCAGAAAATATAATCATTTTCAGTAAACGTTGGTTTATAAAGGTCAATACACATTCTATGGTAGGATACTAAATGTTCCGTATGTGATTGTTCGTCCAATGAAATGGGTGGAATCGTTTTTTTCAACGTTTCTTTATGAACTCGCCGGGTACTGAACTCCAATCCAGCATACATCTCGTATTCTTTTAAGGTGCGTTTGGATTTTGTCAATGTCTTTTCTGACATCTCGTTATCCATTCCTAGTAGTTCCCGTCCATGCTTATACGAGTCTCTATCAAGTAATGCCCAGTCCTTATGATCATCCCAGTGCTTTTTCTTATTGTTTCTGGTGTACTCGTGCCAAATAAAGACACGATGGGGAGCAAACAAATCATATCCTGCCATATATGCTCGGACGGATAGATTAATTTCTTCCCCGTGAAAATAATAATTGGGATCGTATTCTACATCTTGACAGAATTTTCCATCGGCAAAAATAAAATGTCCGGAGGCAAACCGTGTAGGAATTGGTTTGTCTAATTCTTTAAAATTATCAATAGTATGTGGAAGAAAATGTACTGGACCTTCTGGAGCAAATCTATCAAACTCCATGACCCACGGCATATTTGTACGACCCTCTGGATCTTTAGCGGGATCAAAGCTAGGTAAATATGAGGTTAATACTGGGAGTGGGTGTTCTTTGGAACGGAGATTCTCTAACATACCAATTAATTCAACGTCCCAGTTCGGTTCAAACCGGTGATGTGAGTCTAATTGTAGAGTATATCGTTGTCCGTTATATGCAGTATTTAATTTATGTCGGATCCAGCACGGACCCTTCGCATCACGATAATCAATATCAATAATATGAAAACGAGAATCATCTTTATACTCGTCTAAGTTGTCCCATTGTTCGTACGGAGAGTGCTGCCATCCAATAGCAAACTGTAGTCGTTCTGGATGGGTTGCTTTTCCAATACAGTCCCGCAACGTATTGAGTAGTTCGGGATCTCTGTATGCAGCAATCTGTACGTAAATTGTTGGATTAGAAACCGTTTTCTTTTTTCTTGGAGCCATATAACCCTCGTGAGGAAACCTTTAACTTACCAATATACATATTATTCACTTTGTTGTCAAGTGGGTTTAATACGTCGTTACCACCCACTGTGTTCCATTCCAAAATTTTACAGGTTTTGTAACCCATGCGGCACCCGTCCAGACTTTCATGGGCTTTGCCACAAATGCGGCACCCGTCCATACTTTAATTTGTCCAGTGGTTCCTACCGCCGACGACAGTGAAACGTCGAAGGTGCCGGCGCCACCGTCTCGTAGTACAAGTGTATCAAATGCCATTATGGACTACCGGTTGCCGTTCCATTGCCAGACCGCCCAACCAACGCATCGGTTTCACGCGCCTCGACAAACACTTCATTCACATTGTCATACCATGTAAATGTTACATCACCGTTGCCCGTCCGAGTGGTACTCTTGAGTAAGG